TTACGCTGCGATCCGTTCGACTGTCACGAGACTGGCTGCTATCGCACTGTCCGTTGCAGCCTTGATCAGCGCCTGGAGTTTCCAGCCGGCCAGTTCCTGCGTCGCCTCCGCGCCGGGATATCGGATGGCGTAGGTCGGCGCGATCAGGTCAGCGATGGGCGCCGCCAGCACGCCGAGGGCGGCGCCGCGATCCTCGACCTGGAACGTCACGGTGCCGGTGTCGTTGATCGGGTTCCAGATGATCGTGATCTGCTGCGCGAGCGGGTCCGCATCCGGGTCCGGTGTCACCACGTTCGCATCATAGGCGGCGCGGGTTGCTGCCTTGATGCCCAGCAGCAGATGCACACCGGGTTCGGTGACAGTCTCGCCCGCCACCTCCACGACCGCGCCGGTCGCTGAGTCAGTCTCGGTCCTCGAGGGCGCAGTGATCTCGTAACTGCGGCCGATCAGATCGCTGATCTGCACCGTGAGCACGCGCAGGAAGAATCGCTCCAGCGTCTGCGTCCAGCCATCGGGGTGAGGCTTGGTGGTCATCTGCTCGAGGTGGAACTCGACCGGCCCGTCGTTGGTGGCCGGGTTCCAGCGGATCTCGATGCGCGGCGACACGATTCTGGTCTGCGTGCCGAAGGTTTGGTTTTCGCTGATGAGCATGTCAGTAGCCTGTAACGTCGAGGATGGGAGCGCGCACCCAGGCCTGGCCGTAATTACCAGGGGGCGGTTGCGGATTTCGGTCGGTGCCGGTACGCAGATCCTGCGCGGTATCGATAGCAGAGATAGATGCGACGTTGCCGTTGATGTTGACCACGCCCTTGCGCCAAAGCACCTGCACCTGCCACTGCGGGCCGCCGCCGATCAGGCCGCCGATGGCCAGCATGATGTTGCCGGTGGAGCCTGCCAGCGCGGCATAGGTGCGACCTTCGGGCAGCGTGATCGATCCCCCTTGGTTGGCATTGCCCTGCAGCAGCGCCCGCACCTTCATGTACTTCAGCGTGGCGTCGAAATGCACCTGATCGGTATCCGGATTGGTGATCACCAAGTAATCCCGGCGTCCGAAGTTCGGCTCGTCGAAAACGTAGGCGGTAAAGCTGCCGCTGGTGGTGAAGCCGGTGAACGTGAAACTGTTTCCGCTCTGGGTGCGCGTAGCGAGCACGGCGTTGCTCTCCCCCAGAAACGCGAGGGCAGGATTGGTGCCGGCGACGTTGAGGCTCCATGTCTTCAGCACGCCGCTGCCTGTGGGCGTGATCGTCTGCTTCGACGCCAGCGCCAAGTTCTTCCAGGTTTCAGAGATGACAACGCGGTTGGGGCCGGCCTCGAAGATTGCATAGGCCATTAGAACCTCCCGTAAAACAGGGTGCCGCCTGCGCGTGCCGTCAACGTTGCAGAAGGCGACACCCAGCTGATGGTGTTGCCGTCGTCACTGAAATAAGGAAGCAGGCTATTTCCGGCCCCCGTGTCTGCGATGAACCAGTAGTACAGCTGGTTGGCGCTCCCTGTGACCGGTACCGGCACGGAGCCATTGCTACCGCTGGCGATCGCAATGGCTCCCATGTGCTGCGTCAGCAGATCCGAGTCGGCTTGATCGGTGATCTGCAACAGCACGACGCCGGTGTCGGCGTCGTTGATGATCAGGACATTGGTCATGTGACTCCGTACCCGAGTGCCACCACACGGCGGCCGTTGGGCGCATAGGCGTAGAACTTCCCGCCGACGAACTCATTGCGACCGCCGCCAGGCGTGGCGCCGATGATTTCCACCACGTCTGCAGAGAAGGTGATCTTGCCGATCACTCCGTTGTTTACCGAGCGCATGCCGATGACTTTGCCGTTCACGTCCAGCGCCCACGTGTAGGAAGCCTGGTAGCTCGCGACCCCGTTCTCGGCGATGGTGACGCGTGTCTGCAATGACTGGGTCGCGCTGGCGTACTTGAAGTCGATCGCTGTCGCCGACGGTGCCCACGGTGGGATGACCGTCGTCGCCGCCGCAACCTCGTTGATCGCTGGCTTGACGATCCACATAACCGGGCCGAACTGGCTGCTGTTGTCGTAGGGTGCCCGCATGCGAATCAACATGCGTACACGCACCGTCCCAGTTGGCGCCGTGCGAAACACACCTCTTCGATCGTATGCACTCAGCGTGTTGCCGCCAGCAGCATTGAAAGATTCGGAGAACTGGCTTTCTAGCATCTGGTCGTCGGCGTTGTAGAAGGCAATGCCGACCTCGCCAGCACAGCGCTGGCGCCCGCCATACGACGAGGCGCAGTAGCGCTTGCCCGGCTCAGCGGACATTCCTGCCGACTGGACGACGAAGTCGCCGTAGAGGTTCGGATTCGGGGACCGTTGAATCTCGAGGGCGTAGCAGCCACCCGGCACCCAGGTACCCGGAAGAACGCGCGTCAGCGATGTCGCCCCACCGTCCTGGTTGTAGTAGACGCTCCAACCGCTGGTGTCAGACTCAAATGCGGCGTTGTTGAGGAAATTCGCTCCCGAACCAGTCTGAGACCGTACCGCGGTGATCGCAGTTCCTTGCGATGTCACCTCATTCCCGACTTGGGTGACCTGCGTCTGTAGTGCTTGCAGGGCTGATGCATCCGCCTTGCCCGCGATCTGGCTCTGCACTGTGCTGATCTGTTGCGACAGCGCCGTCAGGCTATTCTCCGCCTGTGTGAGCCGCGTCGTCAGCGCCTGCACTGCAGAGGCGTCTGCCTTTCCACTAAGCGAGCTTTGGACACCGCGCACGTCGTTTGCGAGGACGACCAGTTCCTGATTGATCTGCTGAACGCGGTTGCTGATCTGGCTGGTCGATACGCTGATTGCCCCCATTGCTTCAGCAAGCGTCGCGTACTGACCGATGTAGTCCCAATATCGGGTGTCGTTGATCGCAACTCCTGCTGGCACCGCCTGCTTCGCCGCCAACAGCCCACCCTGGTATTTCACGAATGCGCCATCGGGCCATGCTTTGTTGTTTGTCCACTCCGGCGCGTCCACCAGCCCCTGCAGGTTCGCCAAATTCTGTGCCTGAGTCTGCAGTTGACGGGCCAACTCCTGATCGCGCGCGACTGCCTCCAGGAAGCCCTTGCGGATCTCTTCGGTTGTCTTGTCGATTGCCTGCTGCATCTCCTGCTGCAGCTCGCCCAGGTTCTTGCCCAGCGTCTTGGTGATGTACTTGGCCGCCACCGACAGCGTGCCGTTGGTGTTGCGCGCGCGGATGGCGAACAACCACTTGCCCGAGGACGGAATGGGCGAATCGAATGCACCGGTGTGGTAACCGCTGTCGCCTACCGGCGTCATGGCGTCCCACGCCGGCATCGGCGCGCCCTGCTCTGGGGCCTGGGCGTAGCGGATCTCCGCACCGGCCAGGTTGGCCGACTGGATGGTGTCGTTCCAGAAGCCCCAGGTATAGCGCCGGATGCCACCGGAGATCTCCTCCACGTCGAATAGGTCGTAGTTCACCGGCGGCGCGTCGGCGCCGATTGTCGTGAAGATCAGCGAGGCGCCCACGCCCATCTGCCCTTCCGGGCCGAACGGACGCACGTTGATCGTGTAGGTACCGGCGCGCGGGATGCGCCACCGCGCCGTGCGGGTGCGCGTCTGCGCTACTTCCACAAGCTCGCCATTGCCGTCCGACGCCGAGGCGTACACCACCGCGTGATCAAACGGGCCGGAGATGTCGAAGGTGGCTACCAGATCGGTGGCCGTGACATCACCGGTGGTGATCTGGTCCTCGTTGATTGCCAGGTTGCTGAGGATCGGCCGAGTGGCGAGCGATGAGCCATTTTCCGGCCGGATGTACTGGCCGGTCTTGACGAAGATCCAGAACTCAGGCGACTCAGGCACCACGCTGATGCCGGCCCCTTTCAGATCACTTTCCGGCTCGATCGCGACCACGCGGCCGACGTAGCCTGGCGTGATCTTAAAGTCGTAGATCCAAATGGTGTCGTGCGCTGGATTGTCCTGCCAGCCACCTGAAACCATAGCATCGTCATAGCCTTCGCCAGGCAACGCTGCGTCATCCGGCCACTCCTCCACCAGCTGGATGGTGTCGGTTGCTTCCGCGAAACTGCGCACACGGAACGTGCGGTAAACCGCTTCCCCAGGAATTCGCAGGCCGATGAACGCATTGCCCGATGCGGGCGGCGGAACCGGCTCGTCCAGCGTCAGGGTGACCGTGCCCAGCAGCGAGCTGCGCTCGGCTGCAACGATCCGCCCGCCAAATCCCCACTGCGTGACATCGTGGGACAAGGCCACCTTTGCTAGGCGTCGAAATGTCAGGTACTCGGTATCTAGCGCAAAACTTATGTCCTTGTACTGGAAAAGGCTTTGGCCCAAGTGGTAGCGGGCCAATTCCGCCGCATGCTCCTCGCGGCCGATACCCTCACCAGTAAGACGCGCCGGGTTGATCATCGTCTCCACGCCCGGCGCAGGAACGCGCAAGGTTTCAACCTTCTTGGTCGTGCTGTCGAAGTAGCTGTACTCGATGCCGTCCGCGGCATTGGCCAGCGTGTAATCGACAGCAAAGCTTCCCTTCTTCATCGTGGCCATGTTGACCACACCCGAGAGCGGCTGCTCGTCGGCTGCCCACACCACCGAAAGGCGACCTCCGGCCCAGCTGGTCTGCCCCATGCCAACCAGAGCGATCGCTTGCAGTACCTCGTCGTGGTTGCGCTCTTCGGTCAGCCAGTAGTCGTAGGTGTAGCCGTTCGCCTCGCAGTGACCCATAAAGCCCTGCAGCGACTCGATGTCGATCTCTTCGTCGCTCTTTCCCATGCCGGCGATGAGCTTGCCGTTCTGGTCGTAATAGCCGCGGACGTACTTGAGGATGTGGGCGCCCGGGTTGCTCGTCTCCTCCGTTACCCAGCTGCCATTTCGCCACACCGGGATCGGCGCGGCGATGTGCTCGGCGCGCAGTTCATCGGGCTGCCCGTTGATCTGGCCGGTGGCCTTCAGCAGGATCCCGGTGCGCGCCAAGCCGGCGTAGGTGGCAGCGTCGGCCTGCACGCTGCCCATCGTCGACCATTGGAAGTCGTTGCGCTGGGTGTTGTCACCCTCGTAGTTTCCCTGCCCCAAGATGCGCACGCGCACGTCGTACTGCCCCTTGGGCACATTTGCGGACACGGTCGCCCGCTTGCTGACGTCCAGCTTGTCGCCAGTGAACGTCTGCGTGGCCAGCGTGGTCCAGATCCCTGTGCCCGCAGGCGCGTACTGCACCTGCACGGTTTCGGAGACGTTGTAGGCCTTGCCCGACGTGCCCACACCGCCCAGCACGTATTCCAGGTTGATCTGGATGCGCACGGTGTCGGCGCTGGTGGTGCGGGTGACGAAATCGGCCGTATCCGGCAGCTCGCCGCCGTCGGTGGTGTCCACGTTGCTGTAGAGCGGAATGGTCTCATCCGGCATCTGGCTGTAGCCGGAGTGATAGATGCTCACTCCCTCGTAGCTGGACAGAGGCGTGTTGGCGTTAGAGAACACGCCTACGCGGCCCACGCCGATGCCCGGCGTGAGCACCATGCCGACGAATTGGTTGTCGCCCTCGTAGAAGGTGTAAGGCTTGCTGGCAAAGTCGGGGGCGATCGGCATGCGGCCGAAAAGCAGACCCACCGGCTCATACGGGCGCAGACGGTTGCGCGGCGCACCCAAGCTGTAGACGGTGCCCGCCGTGCTCGGCCCCGCAGGGCTCTCCACCTTCGGACCGAGCGTTTTATTGATCAGGATCGAACCAGCTACAAAGGCTGCCGTGTACGCAACCGCCGCACCGGTGGTGCCCAGCCCTGCCGCCCACGTCGCGCCAGCGCCGCCAATGAAGTAGATCAACGCGGCCATGGCCACGATGTACAGCGCATTCCTGCCGACGGCGCCGCGCACCTCAATGACCTGACCATCCTTCGGATAGACGTAGGCCCACAGATGCCGCGGCACGACGCGCCCACCGATCGACACCGACCAGTCGCCTTGGTCCAGATCGATCACGTGCCGATGCAGGAAATCGCACAGGCGCTCGCCCGGCTGCAGATCCATCGCGATGTGGCGCTGCCCTTCCAGCGTGACCGGGTGCGGCGTCAGCACCAGCTGGCCGTTGCTCGCAGGCGTGGTCATCAGACCCATGTGTAATACCCCTCAATGCGTGCGCCGTAATCCGGCAGCTCGCGTGCCCGATGCAGCCAGCTGCTGCCGAGCGCGCTGGTTGTGTGAAGCACCCAGCCCTCGTGGGCTAGGTAGAAGAAGATGCCGACGTGTCCGGGCCGGCTCTGGCCTTTGTCGAACATCAGCACCAGATCGCCGTCGACCGGCTTATCGGTGGGCACGGCGTAAGCCCGGGACAGCTCGCCCAGGGCTGCCTGGCCAGCAGCACCGCGCGGGCGCCGCGCCGGCATCTGCACCACCCGGCCGAACAGCTCCCGCTGCACCTGCACCACCAGGTCTGCGCAGTCGTAGGTGTCGGCGTCGTAGGGGATGTTGAGGAAACGCTCAACCTCGCTGATGCGCATCAGAAAATCCCCGGCAGCGTGTGTGGATTGGCGCGGAGCTTCACTGCCTGCTGGCGCATGAAGAAATCCACGCCGATCTGCGCGGTGATCAGCGGGCCGGCAGCGCGCACCTGTGTTAGCGGCAGGTAGAACCGCCGAGCAATCACGTCGGGTTGCACACGGTCCGTGATCAGGACACGGCACATCACCATTTCGTTAGGCTGCATGCGCTCCAGGTCATCCGTGATCCCGCGCCCCACGTTGTCCACTTCGAGCTGTGCGCGTGGCGTTTGGCCGGCCTGGTCAGCTGGCGGCGTGAAGCGGAACGGATACCCGACGTAGGTGTTTCCGTTGCTCACCCAATCCTGCGTGTCGTTGGCGATGCGCAGAACCGCACCGAACGACGGCGCCGTCATCTCCAGCAGCTCAAGCGGCCCATCAGGGTCCGTGACGCGCTGCCGGCGTTCAAGGAAGTTGCTCATCGCAGGTACTCCACGACGGCCTGCCGCGTGCCCTGGGTGAAAGCCGAATTGGTGGCTTGAAGCCGACCGATGGCGCCACCCTTGAAGCGCGCGGAGATCTGCTTGCGAGTACGCGGATGCACCATGTCGAAGTAGCCCACGCGACCGATTTCGTCGAAGTAGAAGTCGTCGAACGCGACCATCGACTCAGCCGTCAGGAACACCATGGTGATTGGCAGCTCCACCATGACACGCGTGTTGATGATTGCCTGCTTGGCGGGGCCGCGCTCCATCTCGGTGCGCTGAACGGACGGATCCGGCTCTTCGCCGAGATCCCCCGTGAGCAGTCGCACTCCCGCTGGGAAGGTGGCCATCAGCGTCGCTCCCTCACGTCAAATCGGCTCTTCGTTGCGCCGGCCGTGCGTCCGCCGCTCGACATGTCACCAGCGACAATATCGATGACGAATTTCTTCAGCTCGGTCCCGTCGGGCATCGTTGATCGCTGCTCGCGCGCTTGCACCTGCGCACCTCCGTAATTGTTGATTTCGATCTTCGTTTCTGAGCTGGCGGAGCTGCCGCTGCCCGAAGCCATCGGCGCGGCCGGAACCACCTGTCCGCGGTTGCCAGGAATCAAGTAGCTGCGGCCACCCTGCTGGAACAGCTCCGGATCGCCGCCTTCGCCCACTTCATACAGCGAGCCCGGTGCGACCGGGCCGCCGTTGGCGCGGCCACCGCCAAAGCTGACGCCACCGACCAGCGACTCACCCAGGCTGCTGGTGATCGACTGCGTTCCGCCGGTGACGGCTGCAGATCCTGCTGCTCCAACTCCCCCACCCATAAACGCACCGATCAGACCGACCGCCTGCTGCTTGAACGCGTAGCGCGCCAAGTCAGCGATCATCGAATCGATCAAGCTGCTGAAGGACAGCTTCCCGGTTTGCGCCAACCGCACGAACGCGTCTTCGCCGGCGCTAAGGCCATTCACAAGAAGCGACCCAGCTTGCTCTGATGCGTTGGCCGCGGCGAAGACGTAGTCGTCCCACACGCGCGTGAAGCCCGTGCGCCAGTCGCCCAGCAAATCCATTCGCTGTTGCTGGTAGTCCCGCTCGATGTCCAGCGAACGCGAAAGACTTCCCTCCAGCTCCGCCACCTGTGCGTTGTATGCACCGGGACTCAGCGCGGTGTTCTTGTCCAGCTGCGCCTTTTCGAGCTTCTCGCGCTCCCGCAAGTACTCGCGCTGGATGTCCAGCTGACGCTGCAGCATCTGCGTTGCATCGGCGCCGCGACCGATGCTCATCAGGTCGATATTGGACTGTTCACGCCGCTGCTTCTCGAGCTGCAACAGACGTTCGGTCAGGGCCGTCTGGGCCACCAGATCACGCTGCGTCTGCTTCGCCTTCTCGGCCTGCGCATCACTCGCCTGTAGCTGCGGGATCATCGCCTGCAGCAGCTGCTTGCTCGCCGCCGTCATAGTGTTGGTCTTGTCCGCCAGCAGCTGCCGCGCCTGGATCACCAGCCGATCGCTGGCCGACACCTTGTCGCCACTATCCGCCAGCTGCTGGTTGGCGGTGATCTGCCGCTGCACGCTGGCGATGAAGCTCTGCGCCGCGTTGTCGTCCGTGTTCGCCTTGCCGACGCCTTCCCTCTGGTTGAACTGCTTGTCGATCTGCGCGTTGGATTGCGCGATGAGGCGTTGCATGGAGCCATCGGACAACCGCGAATCAGGGTTCCCCTTCGCGTCGCGCGCGCCTTCCAGCTTGTTGTAAAGCTCGATGATCTTGTTGCGGGCGGCCAGCTTGGCCGATTCACGGTCAAGCCCGGCAAGCCGCGTGGTGAGTGCTTCCGATGCTGCTTTGGCCGCAACATCCTGCTCCTTGTAGACCTTCGCCAGATCTTCAATCGCTTTGCCACCATTTACCTCCACCTCGAAAACCGGCGTGGGCATGCGGCTGCCGCCGATCAGAGAGTTCAAACGCTGCATCTGAGCCTTTGGCGACGCGAGCGAGGCGATCATGTCGAACTGCAGGCCAGATGCGGGAAGCAAGTTCTTGAGCTTTCCGCCGAGCCTTTCCAGCTCAGTGCTGAAGGTCATCACCTCGCCCCACGCACCGCCGACCTCGTCCTTCACATCTCGCCACCACTTCACCAGGCTCGGCATTGCTGCCTCGGCCTGATTGGCGACATTGATCGACCGCTCGTAGTAGATCTGCAGCGCTTCAGCAACAGCCTGCTGCTCGTGGCCCTCCTCCTGCAGTGTGCGGATACGCAGCAGCTGGGCCGCGGTGAGGAAGCCTTCCTGCCTATTGAGCTCCACCAATGCATCCACAGGATCACGCGCAATCCGCTGAAATGCCTCCACCGTCTTGCTGGAAGCCTGGCCGGTGGATGCCTCCATGCGTGCAGCTGCCTCGGCCACCATCATGAACTGCTTGCCGGCGAACTGGCCGGAGGCAGCAACCGAATTGAGGGCATCCACCGCACCGCCGCGCGTCACACCGGCCAGCTTGTCTAGATCCGACACCAGGCCGCGGAACTGGCTGCCACTGATGTCCGCATTACGGCCGGTGAGGATCAGGTTCTTCTGGAAGTCGAACAGCTCATCCTGGCTTTGCTTCAGCGCCACCGCCAACGCGACTGCGGCGGCAGCCGACACGGTCATCGGATTGACCATGCCCAGCACATACGAGGACACAGCCTTCGCAGCCGGGCCGATGCCGCCGAGCTGGTCCTTCAGCTGTCCACCCTGCTGGATCGCCACCATCCAGATCGGCTGTCCGGCGACCACGCTAGTGACGATGTCCGTCATCTGCGCCGGGATCATGCGCATCGCCGCGGCCGTCTGGCGCGCGGTCATGCCGTACTGCTCGGTGGTGTTCTTGGACTTCAGCAGCGCCTGCCGGCTTGCCTCGATCTGCGCCTGGTATTGCTGCATCACCTGCGGCTTGATCAGCCCCAGGTCGCCGGCACGCTCCAGCCGCTCCTCCATCTCGGCCAGCCGGTTCAAACCGGCAACGGTGGGATCGATCTGCGCGAGCAGACGCTTCAGGTTGATCTCCTGCGCCTGCGCCGCCTCAGCTGCTGCACGTGCCTGGTTGGCGGTGCGTGCCTCGGCCTCCTGCAGCGCACGCGCACGCGCCACCATGCGTTCCTGCTCGGTACCGGCACGCGACATAGCCGCGGCCTGGTGGTCGATGCCGGCAGCAGAATCACGTGCCGCCTCGGCCAGGGCGCGGTCCGACACGTTGGCGGTGCGCTGCGCTTCTGCATACGCCATGGCCTGCTGCGCAACGCTGCGGTAGCGCGCCTCCTGCTGTTCCAGCTGCTCCTCGAGCTTCTGGGATGCGGTCGTGGTGGCCGCGGCACCTGCTGCAGCATCCTTGCCTGCAGCGCTGTAGACCTGCAAGCCTGCGGCGGTACCGGTCAGGCGGCTCTCCATGGCCACCAGCGCGCTGACGATTTCCGCCTGCGCGCGGTTGAGCCCCTGCAGCTCGGTGATTACGGTGCCGGTACCGACGCCGATCCGCTCAAGCGCTCCGCCCAAACGGTCGCCCAGCGCAACGGCTGAGCGGTCGATCGAGCGGGACATCGACTGGAAGTAACGCTCCAGCCGATCTGCTGATCCACTGGCCTTGTCGGCTGCGGCGGCGTTCTGGTCCAGCGCCCTGGTGCTTTCGACCAGGCCACTCGAATCGACCTTAAAGCCAAGTTCGGCGATATCCATCAATCAGCTCCAGGTGTTGCTCGGTTCCGGCGGCCGCTCGCGCGCCGCTGCTTGTTCTTCGCGCACGGCACGCAGGTAGGCGTCGTCCATCGCCATGAGCATCTCCACCTCCTGCGGCAGCACGTCGCGGCATGCCAGTTGCTGCCACGCACTCAGCTCTGCGTAGGACAGGGCCTCAGGACCGCTGCGCCGGCGGCCGGAGAGCAGCCAGAACCATTCCCAGACATGCGCGGCTTCTTCCGGCATGTCCACGTCCGGCGTCGGCTCCTCGAAGCGCGTGTTGCGCGCGCGTCGTGTTTCGCCCTTGGCGTCCGGCATGTCGTACCGGACGGTCAGATACGTGGCGTCAGAGATCCGCGTCTTCAGCGCTGCGAAAAAACTCGGCGCGGTTGCCCAGCTCCACCTCCAGCTGGTCGCCGATCCACGGTAGCTCCTTCAGCACCTTGCGCAGCGATTCGTCGGTGAGCGTGGGCTTTTCACCGTGGAAGGTGAGGTCGCCCTGCCACTCCCAGCCGCCTACGGACGCCACGAGCATGTCGGTGCGGCCCTGCTCCATCTTGGCGGCGGTGATCTTGCCCTTGCCCTGCAGGCGCTCGTCCAGCGCCTTGCGGCTGGCTGCGCGCACCTTCGGGTGGCTGTCGGGCAGCAGCGTGATGCGCAGGCCCACAGCGGCCTCGGTGGCGGGGTGCTTGATATCGATGACGCGCTCAGCGGCAACGATGGTGGTCAATTCGGTCATGGGTGATCCTTTGCGATCGATCCGGGAGATGAAGCAGGGGAAGCCGGCCGGATCAGATCCGGCTTGTCAGGCGGCCGCCCTATCCCCTGCTGTTCGGTTACGGGGTGACGGGCGCCGGAACCTCGATCGGTTCCTGGTTCAGGGCCAGCGAGTAGACGTGCAGGACGAAGTCCTCATTGCGGCCGCCGGGCGTGCGTGGACCGGCGACCAGGCCGCGCATGTACTCGGTTTCGCCGCTGGGGCGCTCGACCTTGAATGCGTAGGCGCTGGCGACATTCGGCCGACCTGCGGCACGCATGGCGATCTGTCCCGGATCCGCCAGATTGCGGGCCATCTCCACCTCGGGGTCGCCCGCGTTTGAGATGCCCTTCCCCTTCAAGGCCACCGTGGTGTCCCAGGTGTCGTAGGTGACGATGTTGGTATTCAGGCCGCGCTCGCCGACGCTGCCGACCTTGGCGACCGGCACGTAGGTCAACGCCTTGAACTGGGCCTCGGTCAGGTCGTTGTCCTGCGGCGTGACGCAGATGTAGAGCTTGGAACCGCTGTTGGTTTGTGCCTCAGCCATTGCTGATATCTCCTCGCTTTGGGCATAAAAAAACCCGCCACGGGGCGGGGTTGGGGAAACGAAAAGGACCGCGCTTGCGGGCCCAGATGTTGCGTATGTGGATGCCTACACGGGCGGCATCAGTGGACCTCTGAATTCAACATAGGCGGGAATATCTGCGAGCGGAAAGGAAACGTCGCTTCCCGGGCCATGGATGGTTCCACCATTGATCTGCACTACGGACCAGACTTCTTGATACTCCTCGCCGGGCTCGATCCAACAGATGACTTCGTGAGAGCACCAGTAGTACCCGTCGGGCAAGGTCCGCTCTACACCGCGGAGCGGCCCGTCGGTCCACGCGAGAATGCCTGTTCCTTTCAGCATCACTGCATGGGTATCCCACCCGGTCCGGACATCGGTGGTTCCGTATCTCTCAACGCTGATCCGGTCGACGGCGATGTCGATTGCTCCATCGACCTCCCTTCGCAGGAAGTCAGCGACAGCGTCCCGCGTTGGCTCTATGTCGGCGGCCATGGCCATTGCATCTGCCAGGGTCCCGCGATGTGGTCGGATCTTCATGACTGGTTTCTACCACAGGTGAGAACGGGCTAGCTGTCGAAGCCGCGCCACATGACGGTCACCGGATGCATGTGCCGCTCCGGGTCTTGGATGATGGTTGAGGTCCAGGGCTTTCGGTACACGCGCATGCCGGCGAAGGTCGTGCCCTTGCCGAATGCCGCGATGATCTGGTCGGTGAGCTGCGTGCCGACCATGATGCCGGCGCCTGGCCGATAGCACGCGGCCAGCTGGCCGAAGCCCTGCATCAGCGACGGCCCGTCGTCCTCCATGCCGTAATTCTGCGTCTGGTTGGGGAACCACTGCAGCTCGAGCCAGGATCCGCTGGTCGGCGGGGTGAAGCCAATGCCCGGATAGGAGCACGGCAGGCCGATACTCGCGGCGAAGGCGCCAACCAGGCCGGCGAAGGCGTCATAGATCGCGGTGTTGCTCATGGAATACGTGCCTTCACCTTCGCGGTGACCTCGTTGACGATGAAGTCCCAGTTCTGCGCAGCAGCGCGCATGAAGCCCTTGCCGGCCTGCTCGTACTGCCGGCCCAAGCTGTCCTTGCCGCTGAATCCATGCTCCATGCGCATCGCATAGGCGGCGGTCCAGCCGGCCCAGACGGCCTCGCCCAGCTGCAGGGCTGCGAAGACCAGCGCGGGCTCGCCGCTTTCCGAGGACGCCGGACCATCTTTGGATGCGACAGCGGAGTTGCGCAGGAACCCGGTATCAACCGGCATCTTCCCGCCCTGCCCCTCCGGCGTGTTCGCCTGATCCATCACCGCCTGCGCCGACTCGCGAAAGATGACCTCCTGCCGCTGCTTCGCCTTTTCCGCGAATGCACGGACCTGGTCACAGAACTTGCTTGCCACGTAGCACCTCCGCCGTCATGTCGATCCGGTACTGCTTCATGCAGCGACAGCCGACGATCTCCTCCGGGCCGGCGCCGAGGCTCGTGTCGCCCGGGTAATTCATCAGTGCGCCGCTGGGCGACTGGAATGGCTCGCCGAAGGCGCGCCGCTGCCCGTTCATGGCTTTGTGCGTGTGCCTGGTGCGCTGGTCGCCAGTGTCCGACCACGTGCCGATGACGTTGTCTGACGACAGCGCGCCGGATTCGATCTGCTGCCGATACGCCTCCTCGCGTCCAGCACTCAAGCTGCCAATCGACTCGGTGCGTGCAATCATCTCGCCACGCAGCTGCAGCAGGCGGTCGGCGTAGCGCCCGGCGATCTTGTCGATGTCCGCCTGCGATACCGGCTTGCCGGCGGCGATGGCCCGCTTGACGATGCCGTCGAGGCGCTTGTCGCGGCGCTTACGGCCAAAGTACTTCGCCATCTCCTTCGGGTCACCGCTGGCCAGCTCCCCGCGCATGCTCTGCACGAACTGGCCCTGCTGCGATGTCAGGCCCAGCACGCCGCCGGTGCGCCGGCCCGTGTCTCCCACGCGCCCCACGATGTCCAGCGCGCTCTGACGAGGATTGCGGCCGGCGACCATGCCGCTCTCCAGCACGTTGCGGATCAGCGTGCGCTGGCCGTTGACGATGCCGGTGATGAGGTTGCTGGACTTGTCGCGCAGCCAGGCCTCAGCGGCGGTGTTGCGCAGGTCGAAGCTCGGGCGCAGCGCGGGCGAACGCACGTCCTGCCGTGGCTTGTAGTTGCCGGTGATGATCGGATCCAGGCTGAGCCGCATCTTCGGCATCTCCGACACACCCTGCTGCCCGCCTGCCGCGTAGACATTGCGCAGCGCTTCGCCCAGGTCCGCAAAGCGCGGCTCGTCCAGCCCCATCACGGTGAGCACGTCGTCGATCCGCCCGGCCTGCAACAGGTCCGCGATGAGCTGCACGCCTGCCTGACTGGTGACCTCGGATATCGCCCTGAGGAACGCGCGCGCGATGGCCGGCTCCAGCTTCGCCGCCAGCTGTTCAAGTTGGCGGGAAGTCGTTGCGGCCATCAGCGTCTCGCGTGAAATTCGAAGAGGAGGATCTGCCCGCCCGGTGAAAGCGGCTGCAGGTCAATGAAGCGATACAGCACGCCGCCGAGCAGGATCCTGTCGTCCTTCGTCGGCTCAATGGCGACATCGGTGGAGATCAGTCCCAGCTTGTCCCCCTGCAGCACCAGCGTGGCGTCGCGGTTGGTCAGGCTGTAATCGACTTCCACCACTTTGCAGTCGTGCCGCGTCGGTGGCCCCTGCTGCGGGTTGTGCGGCGGCCCGGTGATGGTGCCGTCTCGCTCCAGCTGTGTGGCGTATCCGTAGCCACCGATCAGCCTGCGTGCGGTCGCTTCCAGTCGTGCATAGAGCGCTGCGGCCATCAGACCACCCTCACGGCTGGCATCACCATCGGGCGACGCAGCAGCGGCGCCAGGATCTCGTCGATGCCCGGAACGACCGGACGGTTCGGCGTGCTGCCTGCAGCGGTGCTGGCACCGTATGAGACTTCGATCGGGCCGACCTTCTCGCGCGTGACCTGAGCGCTTGCGACGTAGTCCGGCGATAGGCTGCCGGGCTCGATCAGCTCGCGCAGCGCTGCTTCGTACGCCGCGTGCTCCACCTCTATCGGCACTGCGTCGGCGGCGATCGGGTTGCCGTCGTAATCGACTGCGCCTGTGCGGGGCCATTCGTTCGGCTGGCCCCGCCCCTCGGTACGCACGCCGGGGAACATCGACTGCCACCGGCCCGAAGACAGCAGCACCCGGTACCGGCCGTCGATGTAGTCGGTACCGCGCACCAGGGACGACCTGCGGGCCTCCTCACTGCCTGCCGCCCATGCCGCGTTGCCACGGACCAGGTGATACGCGTCTGCTCCTTCCAGCGTGCCGTACATGATCAGCTCCCTGTCTTGGACTTCTCGGCGTCGTCCAGCGCGGCCTGCAGCTTCTCCAAGCCCCAGCGCTTGTCGTGCTTGATGCCGCCGGCTTCCAGCTTGGCGATCAGATCGACCTTCTTCTGGTCGTCGGCGGCCTTCGCGTCGATCACCGCCTGCGCGGCAGCAGCGGCTTCGGCCTTCAGCGCGTCGAGCGATGCGCTGATACGTGCCTCGCGGTCCACCTCGTCCAGAGAATTCCAGTCCTCCAGCGACAGCGCTGAGGCCTTGAACGCGTGCTGCACGACGTCGTCGCGCGTGACGCTGTCGCCGCCTTCGATAAGCAGGATGCTATCGGGCAGATTGAACGTGCCGAGCAGGAACGGCGCGGTGTCGTCCTCCGACTCGGTGAGGATGTTCGCGGCCAGCCACGCCTGCACGACGGCGTTTTTCTTGATGGCCTGCCAGTTGGGCACGATGGCCGGCGAACCCGGAATGATCTCGGTGCCGTCCGGCAACGCCAGCGGCGTCTTGTGGTTGTTGCTGATCTTCATTGCATGCTCCGGTGTGGCCCCGCCGGTGACGCGCGGGGCCGTTGTGGATCAGATGCCGTCGACGTAGACGACCTGCTTCGGGAGGCGCACGTCCAGGCCGCCCAGGCGCATCACGCCAGGCACGTCCCAGCGCAGCGGGCCGCTCTGGTACACCGGCAGGAAGCGATGCGGCATCGGCATGTGCAGCTTCAGCACGTTGGCGTCGTAGCGGTACGCGACCATGCGGGGCACATTGCCGACACCGGCGTTATCCAGGCCGCGCAGGCCGCGCACGTCCAGCGGCTGCCGCGTGGTGGCCGTGTAGACGTTGTTGGCCAGGAAGTACTGCAGCACGGTGAGATCGCTGTATTCGCTCATCTTCTTGGTGGAGATGAGCATGTACTTCGACCACGGCAGCAGCAGACGGTCAGCGATGGCGGTGGTGTTGGTGCCATTGAAGACGTTGATCAGCGCCGCGTTCATGTCGCCGACGATCTCGTCGGACGTGGCGGTACCGGGCGCCTGCAGGGTGCCCCACGCCCCGGTGGGAGCTGCAACTGGGGTCACGCCGGCAGCGTTGAACAGGCCGCTGAAACCCTTGCTGGCGTCGCCGAGCAGCGCGACGCGGTCGACCATCTCCTCGGATGCACGGCGCGCGGCGGCGGCATCCTCGTTGGGCAGGTTGATGCCGAGCAGCTGCGCGCGCCCGACCTCTTCCCAGCCGTAGCCGTAGCCGATACCAGCGGTGTGCACGCCGGTCTGGAACTGCGAGCGGTTGGTGCCGGCCTTCGGGATATCGTCGGCGTTGCCGTTGATCCAGTCAGCCTTGCCGTACTGGTCTTGCGAGTAATAGGTGACCGACGTGGCGAACTCGCTGCCGGACGTATCGACCGGGATCAGGTCGCGGTACTGGATGTCCGGGTAAACGGTCCGGTAGACGCCGGGCTCGATGATGGTGGTCTGCGAGACCACGAAGCCCATGACTACCTGGGCGTCGAAGAGTGGATGTGCACGCATGCGGATAGGCTCCTTAGCCGAGACGGACAACGGCCAGCTGGGCTGCCGCGGTGGTGCTGGTGTCCCAGCGGGCGCCGGTGATGGCGGTGTTGTTGGTGGCGACGTTGGTGAACGCGCCGGCTGCGGTGAGGTACACCGGATCGCCGGCGGCGACGGCAACCGAGGCGGTCACCCAGATGTCGCCCTTGGTGATGACGCGCGCCGATGCACGCTGCGGGAACAGGTCCAGGCCCGTGGCCGAGCGATCCAGCAGCGTGATGCCGACGAACTTCAGGTTGGCGCCGCCGAACGTGACGATGCCCTTGTCCGTCGTGCCCTGTGCCACGGCCAGGCCGAACGCGAGGCCGGCGACGTCCTCGACAGTGCGAGAGATGACGGTGGCCGGGATCATCGTGGCCTGCATGCCGCGCACGGCTGCCGGCTGGATGTCCGGGTAGTTGGTTTGCAGTGCCATGGTTTAGGCCCCCTGGTTCTTGGTGCGGTAATCGAGGCCGGCGACGGACGCGGCGTAGCCGTTGTCCTGCACGACGGTGCGGTGTGCGGCGCCATCGCTCAGTGCGCGCGCGACCGGGTCGAACGGCTTGACGCCATCGGCGAGGATGTCGAAGCGCGCCTCGATGTAGGCGTCGCCCTTGCCGGCGATGGCGGCGTCACCGAGCTTGCCGATGACAGCAGCCTTGCGAACGTCCGCATCGCTCTTGCCGCGATAGTCGGCGTCGTGGATTGCCTTGGCCGTGGCCAGCAGGTCACCACGCGCCTGCACGCGCGCATCCAGGGCAGCGGCGTCCAACACCTTGCCCTTCAGGTCGTCGATGGCGGCGTCGCGCTTGGCGATCTCGGCATCCTTCAGCGCGAGGGCCGCGGTGTGGTCGGTCGCCTGGCGCGCGGCAACTGCGTTGGAGTCGGAGAGCTGGCGCTGCAGCTTGTCGATGGCCTGGGCGCCGGCGTCGGTGGTCTCGACGGACAGCCCATCGACCAGGACGGTCCGGGTCTTGATGTCAGGCATTGAAGTGTTCCTCTGATGGTTGTCGTCGCCGATACGAAGGTGTTCACCACCGCGCGCCCGGTCGACTAGCGCGAGATGGTTGTTGCGGATGTTTCGTTGCACGGCGTCGTACGGCTCGCCTTCGGGCGTCACGCCGTCCTCGAAGACGATCTCTGCGGTGTAGCCCTGCGACAGCTCGACCTTGCCGGCCTCCCAGTCGGCGATGGCCGCCTTGTCCATGAGCACCAGCGGCACACGCACGAACTTGTCGTCGTGTCGCACCTCGTCGCCCGTCTGGCCGACGGCGTACTGCTTCCAGTTGCTCGCGTCGACCATCACCGGCGGGTGGTCGTTGGTCATGGGCCGGTGCGCGAAGCTGCGCAGCGTTGCGTCGGAGAAGACCTCTTCGGGTGGCCGGTACAGCCGCACGATCGGCATCTCCGGCTTGCCGACCTCCGAGCCCAGGTACTCCTGGATGCCGGTGCGCGCCACCTTTGCATCGGCCACGAGGTAGCCGTCCGCGGTGCGGCGTGGCGCCGACACCGAGACTCGATCTTTCAGAAACATGGTTCAGTCCTCGCGGAGCTCTTCGAAGATTTCCGGGCCCAGCACGATGCGGCCCCGGTACGGCTCAACCTTCGACAGGTCTATGGGCGACTTGGTCAGGCTGATGTGCGGGGTGTAGTCCGGGAAGTCGTGCGAGGCGCCTGCCCGGACGATCTCCTCATGGCGCCAAGCGAGCTGCGTGGACGCGAACAGGATCACCGCCGACATACCGCCTAACGGCTCGATGGCACGCGGCCCACCGCGCGGAATGATCAGCTCACCGCTGCTATCGCTGCTCCACTCACTCGCGTTGCCCGCCTTGATCCAGTCGAAGCGCTGGCGCGAATAAGCCACCGTCACGTGCAGGTCGTCGGCGATGTCCGTGATGCCCTGCTCCCGTGCCCAGGCTTCGATCTCCGCCGCGTTGAGCACGTCCCGGCGCACATACAGCGAGCGAGGCTCGGCGTCGGTCAGCGGATTGCCCTGCTTGCCCTGCGTAGCAGCCAGCGCGGCCGCTGCACGCTCCTCCTCGTCCTGATCCTCCTGCCAGTCCGGATTCGCCCTGGTGAAGTCGTCCATCGCCGACTCCAGGCCAGGCGCTACGCCCGCCTCGGTCAGCATGTTCACCGCCACCTCGGCCAGCACATCGTCGGGAATGAGCTTGGTGTCGGCGAGGGTCTTGATCGTGTCGGCCGTCGTTTTGCCGTTGGTGGCGCGCTCGGTATCGCTGGTCTGCCACAGGCTACGCCAGCTGTAGAACACGTCCGCCGGGCGGGTGCCGAGCGCCGAGCGAATCAGGCACTCGTCTGTGATCGACAGGGCCGGACCCAACGTCAGCTCCTGCCCAGCCCGGATACGGTCGTAGTAGTTGCGGATGTCCGTTTCGCCGCTGGCATTGAGTCCGCCCGGTGACTGACCGAGCAGGCGCGTGACCGGGATATCGGCAGCACCCGATACCAGCTGCATGAAGGCCAGCAGCACGTCGGTGAGGCCGGTGAACGTGGCCGACTTCTGCTCGTAGGCTTCTTCGGTATCCATCACCAGCGTGCCGTTGATGCCTTTCGCCATTGCCGCCAGCTGCAGGCGCTGCAGAATCTGCGCCTCGTAGATCGGGTCGGACATCCTCGCCATGAAGTTGGGGATCTTGATCACGTCGACCTTGGCCTCGAAGACCAGCGACGCGATGTTTGCGCTCGTGCTGTCCGCGCGCTTGATCTCATCCATGATCGCCATCAGCACCGAATCGCCCCAGCCGTCACCGATGTCGATGTCGTCGTCCGGCTTGTGCGCCCCCTGCAGCACGATGAGGCGCGAGGGGTGGATCTCCACCTGCCCCGTGCTGCTGGTCATCGTGTAGAACGCAGGTTTGCCATAGCTGGGCGACTCCGGGTCGCGATCACGCTCGCCGGACTGCAAGTACTTCCGCGTGACGACGTTGAGGTGGCGGATGCCGCCCTTCTGGATGCGTGCCGGGTCCAGCGGCAGATCCGGCCGCGAGTCGCCGGTACCGATGTAGATCGCAGCACCGCCGAATAGCCGAGCCTTGGTGTGCGCCTCCAGCAGCTTCACCTGCAGGCCCAGCCGCTTCTCCTCCGCTTCGATGGCGCTGATCTGGTTTTGATCGGCGTTCCATGTCCGCCAGTTGCGGCAGCTGTCCAGCGCGGGGATGTCGATGATCTTGCGAGCGAGCCACGTGCCGCGATATGCGTTGCAGGCGTCGACCTCAGTGAGCATCGGCAGGCCGTAGTGCGTCGCAGCCGCCTTGTCACGGGCGGTGCCCAGGTTGGCGACGAGGTTGACCAGCCCGTCGGTAATTCGTGCGGCGAGCTTGCCCATCACAGTGCGTTCCCAAGGTTGTATGTGCTTCCAGTGACCAGCTCGGCAAAGGCGCCGGATAGCGCGTCGACCTGGTCGTCATGCGCGCCGTTCGGGAACACGCTGACCTCCTCGAGGAAAGCTTCATTCCAGGCGGCGCGCACCAACTTGATGTTTCCTGCCTCTGCCTGCGCCGATACCGGATCCGCGCGGACGACCTTTGAACCCGACTCCAGGGCTGCGCGGACGTCCCAGCCGGCGAGCAGCTTGATCTGGTGCGCCGCATTCGACTTGCCGGCAGCGCCGGGGTCTTGCGGAATGCGCACCTTGATGCCCTTGCCGTCCTGCTCGGCCGTCGCCTTGAGCATCCGTTCCACACCAGCAGGTGACACCTGGTCGCGGGTGATGTGTTCGACGTAATAAACGCCGCGGGACTCGCTCAGCAGCAGGCCGACGGTGTAATCCGGATCGCTCTTCTTCGCCTGCTCTTTCGGATCGGTCGCAGCGAAGTCCCAGCGGCGGACCTTCCTGGCTCCGGCCGGCGCCGCATCCACCACGTCGAACCATGCCCGCTTGAACATGCCGCCCTCGCGGGGCGCGGGGCGTTGCTGCTGCTGGCCAGCGACGGCGTAGCTGCCAAGGATCTTCTTGTCGCGCTCCACCACGGCGCGCGGGAAGCGTTCCGGGAACAGCAGCTCGCCATCAGCAGTACGCGGATCGCTGAAGCCGATCGACGTCTTGCAGCGTCGCTCCGGCTCGAACTCCATCGGCAGCATCAGGTGCTCGTAGCCGAGCCCAAGGTCGAGGATCTGGCCCGAGACGTCCTTCTCGTGCAGGCGCTGCATGATCACCACGATCGCCGACGTGGCCGGGTTGTTCAGTCGCGTCGGTACCGACTCGCGAAAGATGCGGGTGGTGGTCGCGCGCTCCGTGGCGCTCTCTGCCGTTTCGGTGGAGTGCGGGTCATCGATGATCACTCTGTCGCCGCGTCCACCGGTGAGGCTGGAGAACGCCATGCCCTCTCGCCCACCCATCTTGGTGTTGGCAAACGACATCTCGCCCGCGCGCGCCAGCTCGATCTCCGGCCAGAGGCTTCGATACCACTCCGACTGCACCAGGTCGCGCATTCGCCGGCTGTCGCGCTTCACGAACTTCTCCGCATAGGAGGTCGTGAGGTAGCGCATCGACGGCAGCCCACGCGGCCCCCATTCCCAGGCCGGCCAGAACACACTGGCGATCAGCGACTTCATGGTGCCCGGCGGGATGTTGATCAGCAGCCGGGTGATGTCCCCGTTGGTGACTGCTTCCAAGTGCTGCGCCAGCACGTCGATGTGCCAGCCATGCACGTACGGCTGCGACGGCTCCAGTACCTGCCAGCCCTCGCGAATGAAACCGGCCAAGGTGCTGCAGCGTTCCCGGATGCGCTCAGCGCTCCCCAGGATGCGTGCACGCTCCTCCTCGGCTTCAAGCTGCGCCCTCCTCGCCCTGATCGCCGCCGGTAATCCCGAGCTTCTCGAGAACTGGCAGGGCTGCCTCAAGGACATCGAGTTCATCTTTCGTCAGCCCCTTCAGGTCTTCGATCGTCACGTTGACCACCTGCAGCGTGCCGCTGAGCCGGCGATGCTCGACCCCGAGGCCGTAGAGCTTTGCCTTGCCCATCGTGGCCTGCACGGCCGCGCTGCTCTGGTTCTTCTTCATGGCCGCGCGCCGGGCCTCGTCCAGCTCAGCGGCCAGGGTGTCCACCGTGACCTCCGCCTTCTTGGCGACGCGGCGCTGCCCCTTGTTGACCTCTGCCGCAATGTCAGCATTGGTCAACAGGCGTGAGCCCTGCTGCTTGGCAGTGCCCTCGCTGTACCCGGCGCGTATGGCCGCCTGGGTTGCGTTCTGGTCCTTCAGGTACTCGACCACGAACCGCTGCTGCTTCTGGGTCAGCCCGGGCGCTGCACGCGCCTTGGGCTTAAGTTTCTTCTTGGGCATGGGTCTGGCCCTCCGGGTGGGGCCGATGGGTCAGGGAAAGAAACCGCCCCACCACAGCAGGGCGAGTATCAGGATGGTGGCGACGATGCTGGACACGGCGTCGTGGTGCCCCGTCTTGGGCTCGCCGTGCCTGGCGATTTCAAGGCCAATGCCGAGCATGGCCAGGCCAGATAGATCAACTGAGGTGTTCCCAGACTCATGGCGTCACCTCAGCTGGCTGTCGGAGGGCTTGGTATCGGTCGACGGCTTCGTCGCGCTCGGACTGGGCGAGCTCGCAGGCTCGTACAATTCGCGCCGCACTTGCCCCGCGTAGTCGGTCTTGTTCTGCAGCTTCTGCGGCAGCGGCGGCACCACCGGACAGACGGTCGGTTTCACAACCTGCCCACAGCCGCCGAACCCGGCCAAGCTCGGAGTCACGGCCAGCAACAGCAGCCGCAATGCGTGCGTCGAAGTCAGCATCGATCTTGTCCTCTCGGGTGGTGGCCTTGTCGCCGGCTTGCTGCGCGGCTCCGGCCTGCTGGTGTTCTGTCGTCCGGGCGGCCTGCTCCCCGGCCAGGGCGCCGAGGGCGGCCCCTGCCTCCTGCTTGCTGGTGGCCCCCTCGGCACGGTCACCGCGCCAGGCCCAGCCGGCACCGACCATGGCACCCGACCAGATGAGCGCGGCGATGATGGCGATCGCTATGCGGTTCATCGCTCAACCGGCCAGCTTGTCGCGCAGCCGGAAGCCCAGCAGCGGCCAGATCTTCGCGACCGCATTCTGGCGCGCGATCTTGCGGCCCAACTCGGCGTCGAAATTCTCCGGGCTGGCGCAGGCCGACTCACCGGTGACGGTGAAGCCGTTACGCAGGCGCAACACGCAGAAGGTCAGCAGTCGCAGCTCGCCATGCACGCCGGCCACGACAGCTTCCGGGTTGCAGTGCGCAGCAGCCTGCACGCCTTCCGCTGCGGTGAAGAAGTACTCGCCGCTGATCTCCGCCTCGATATCTGTCGGCGTCACGCGCGGCGCGCTCAGGCCCTTCGCCTGGATTTCCTGTTCGATGCTGTTGTCGTCCATCTCAAATCCTCGTGTTGGTGTAGGTGATCCAGATCCAGGCCAGCGCGGCCAGCAGCAGGCCGCAGAGGGTGGTGATCAGCCAGCCTGGTGGATCGCGTGGCGGCGGCAGGCCGCGGTCCCAGTTGTCCGCCATGTCAGGAGCCCGCCTCTCGCTGCGCCCGGTAGTAGTAGCCGCCGATGGCACCCATCAGCGGGCCTAGGTTGCCCAGGAGCAGCATCAGCACGTCCTTGTTGCCCGCCGGGATCTCGGAGTTGACGAGCACCGCGATGGCCAAGCCGTAGAGCAGGAACACGATCAAGGCGATGCCGAGTCGAGCCGTGCCCATGTTTCGGGTGATGAAGGTCATGGCGTGACCGCCGATGCTCCCATGACCAGGCGCATGACCAGGCGCGACACTGCGCGCTTATCGCGCTCGGTGGCATCGCTGAACATCTCCCAGCGGAACTCCTGGATCACCGAGCCGAACTCAAGCCAGTCGCCCTTGCGTGCCGCCGCCCACAAGTCGGCGCTGTCGCGCACCACCGTGGCGCCAATGATGTCGGCGATGGCGATGATGTACGGCAGCGAGCCGCGCATTTCCGGGTGCACCGCCAGCAGCTCGAAGAATCGACCGCGCAATGTCTCCTGGGCTTCCATGACGTCCTCGGTCAGCTCCAGGGTGGCGGCGCGCTCACTCTGCTCACGGGTTTCGATCGCCCGGCCGTAGCCCAGGCGCAGCACGTGCCGGCTGTCGCGACGTGGGCGGGTTGTCCGGCCCCAGCATTCCTGCAGCAGCAGCACCGCCTCGTTGAGCGATTCGCGCTCTGCGGTTAGCAGGGCTTCGTCGTCCAGGTCCGGCATCGTCATGCGCTCCCGACCTTGCCGCCGGCCTTCTTGTACGCGGCGATGAGCTTCTCGATAGCGTGCTCGGGCTGGCCGTAGCCGGCGCCCGGCAGGCTGGCCCACAGGTTGCGCACCTTCGCCACTGCTTCCACGAAGCGACCGGCCTGGATGTCGGCGATCGCGCGCCGCTCCTTGATCAGCTGCAGCGCCCAGCGGTCCTGCGAGAGCGGGCCGAAGTCCGGCAGCTTCAGCAGGTCGCGGTAGTGCGCGTAATCCTTGAGCATGAACTGGTAGCGGCCAGACGCGTTGCTGGTCAGCCCCTTTGAGTTGATCGCCTTCGACTTGCGGCCGACGGCGAACGGATGCCGGCTGTAGTCGGTGAAGATCTCCGGCTTACGATCGGCGCCGGTGACGATGACGTCATACCCGGCATTCTTCGTAGCCGGGCTTGTGGACGTGCCCTCGGAATGCGCCAGCATGTCCAGGAAAGCCACGACGTTGCGGCCACCGGCTTGTTCGGGCGTGATGACCGCCATTGCTGCCTCCAAACAGAAAGCCCCGCCGGCTGGCAGGGCTGGAGCCGCGCGTCGGCGGCGGAAATAGGTGCCGGTTACGGTTCCGGCGCTGCATGCGCAGCCGTCTCCCGGGCGTCTCTCGACGAGCCGGAGGTGCCGCGACCGGGTACTCCCAGTCCAAGCGGCGATAGGTGCCCGCCCCGCTGCCGGCTAGGCACGAGGGTTGATCCGGTCTGGGATGCGGGCATTGAAGAACGGCGAGCACCGCCGCGGTGGTCCTGTCCCTTCAGCAGGTCCGCTGCGCCGCGCTGGTCCCGTCCAGCTGGGCAGATCGCGGCAGTGCTCTCCGATAGGTACCGACCGCCGCCGGCGGATGGGTGGGCGGCGTCATGTCGCCGGCCCGTGCGCGATCCCGGCGCGCAGCGCCTCGCTTCTCGACGAGGACCTGGCACGCTGGCAGCGGTCGGTATTGGGGCCCCAGAAACGCGAAAACCCGGCGCTTGGCCGGGTTTCAGGGGGAACTCTTGACAGTGCCGAAATCATGCATTTCGTTAACGTCACTGTCAACAGTTATTCGCTATGCCCAAATTGGTGAAGCCCCGCCATTGCTGACGGGGCTTCGGTATGCCAGGAGGGATTCGAACCCCCGACCTGCCGATTATGAGGCGGCTGCTCTGCCACTGAGCTACTGACTTGGGATCAAAGCTACCGCTTTAAAGTTCCTCTGGCAATCTACGCAGCCACCCTCGTTCCGCCCATCCAGTCAATGGCCTTGCCGAGCTCGTATCGGTACTGCCGAACGCTAAGCGCCCCCCCGTACTGCTCGACCACCATGCGGGCCTTCACCGCCTGGCTCGCCGCGACGGTGAACTCGGTTCGCACCACCAACACACGCAATGGGAACTGCCTGGACATCGACGCCAAGGCGCGGTCGATCCAGCGCAGGTCATCGGGGATGCCGATGTCGACGGCGACCTCCGGATTGTCATGCGGCCGGTCGGCATCGTTCCGCGCGCGCACCGGATCTACGGCCCAGGCCGGGATCTCGCCGAGCGATGTCAGCCCAGCCCGCTCGGCCATGAAGCGCCGCCGCTGGCGACCGTCGCGCTCCACCAGCTCGCAGAAGGCCTGCTCCACCGTTTTGGGCGCGTAGTCCTTTGCGTTCTCCAGCACGTGCCGACTGCGGTCGGCGTGGCTCAGGGTGTAGCGGTTTGCGTGGGCGTATCCCCACCGGCGCAGCTCAGCGAGCAGCGGATCCTCATTACGCCGCATGGCGAAATTCCTCCAACGTTTCATCATCCAACCGGAACTGCGGCAGCCTGCCGTCGTCCTGGCACATCCCCATCTGCCGGCTCTCGTTGCCTTTGCAGTGGACGATCCCCAGCGTTCGATCGCGGCAGCTGCAGAACGCGCACAGCCCGCGCTTGCGCACCGCCGCCGCGTATCGCTTCCGCAGCAGCTTTTCGTAATAGGCCTCGGGCCGGCTCAGGTTCGTCGGGTTGAGCGTCATGCCGCCATCCGCTGACTTTCCGGCGTGATGCCTGCAACGGTTGCGGCGACACCGAGCGCAGCCCATGCATGCGACTTGACGCCGTACGTCGGCCCTGGCGCCTTCTTGGTCCCCTGCTGCCCGATCAGATCGAGCAGCGCTTGACGGATGTTTGTGTCTTTGGCCTTGGCGTTTCCGCAAAGGTGCAACTTGACGTCGCGGCGGTAAACGAGGCGGACGTTCTCTGGCGTGCGCCATGCCTGGACGTAGCGCCCAATCCAGACGCACGTCTCGAAGACCTCGCGCCCCACTGGCATGCCGTAGCTGGCAATCATTTCAATACCTAGCACGTCGACCTCTTCAAGCTGCCCGGCCCCGCGCACCATCAGCAGCAGCTCGTCGTTGCGGTACACACCCGAATGAATGACGCGGCCATTTTCGAACAGGCACCACCCGCTCTCTTCGGTGCCTGGGTCGATTGCAAGGATGCGAGTCATCGCGCACCCGCCTTCAGCGCATAGGCCTGCTGCGCCCGCTCGCGTGTACTGGCGATCGCCTTCTGCTTGCCGACGGCGACGCGCCGCTCCACCTCGGCAATCGTGTCGGCGCCGTCGCGGATTGCATCGACGCAACGCGCATAGGCCGGATAGGTGCGCGAGAACTCTGCGACGCTGGCGAACACCTTGCCCTCAAATCGGATCGGGGTGGCGGTCATGGCCGCTTCTCCAGTTCGGCCAGCAGCGCGTCGGCCTGCTTCACCGCGTCGTGCGCAATCCACTGGCTGACCTTCATGTCGTTCATGGCCGCATGCCGCGCCAAACGGTTGTAGCCGTCCTCGCTCTGGATGCTGCCGACGATCCCTTGCATTGCCGCCTTCGCGAACTCTTCGCGCTTGGTCAGAGTCTCCACACGCTGATCGCCGTTCGAGATCAGCTTCGCTGATTGCTGGATGCTCATGCCGCCTTCCTCCGCTCTTCATCGGCTTCGTCCCACCCTTCGCGCCACGCCTCGCGTAGCAGCGCGCCCTCCTCGCCCATGGCGTACTTCGGTGAGTCGTCGCGCTTCTTACTGGCCTGACGCGCGCGGTGGCCGGCGAGCCGGGCGTTCTCGTATTGCTGCTGGTTCATGCTGCCCTCGGGATGTTGAGTAGTTGGTCCTGGTAGGTCTGCCAGGCTTCAGTGCCGCGGCCGCCCAGGACATCGAACGTCCAGATGCGGAACTCGCGGGCGTGGTGCTTGAAACTGGGTCCGAAGACCTCGCGCATGCGGTCGCGAGTCATGCCGGGCATCTGGTCGCCGTCGTGGTGCCAGGCACCCAGCGCGACGACTGCGTGCTGGCCGATCTGCTTCTGGCCGTGCAGGTCGCCGAGGTTGCGGTGGTGGATCTGCGTGTGGCCGCACTGGATGGAGCGCTGCAGGCCGGCGGCGATGCGCCAGCGGCAGACAACGCAACCGAGTGCTCGGGCTGCGTCCTGGTACGCCTGCTCGGGCTTGGTAGCTGCTTTGATCGCACGGCGCATCAGGAGTACTCCCTCTGCAGCTCTACCTTGCGTATGCTCCCGGCCTTCAGACGGTGGAGATGGGCATGGACGCAAATCCGAAGATCAGCTGGGCGCGGACACTCGAGGTGTCTGGCTGGAGTCGGTGGGGGCCGTACTGGCATTCGGCGCGCTTGGCATCATTGGCCAAATTCATTTCAGCAAGGACGCGCCCGCCTGGGTCCAAGCCATTGGATCTGTTGGTGCAATCCTCGTCGCAATTGCGGTCGCTGTCTGGCAAAAGAAGCATGACCAGGCAGAGGCTCGTCGTGCAGATATTCTGAAGGCGCGCAGCTTGGGCGCGGCGCTCGTTCGCGACATCAAGTGGTTTCGAGCCAATCTGAGGCAAGCGAGACAGGCGGTGCTTATCGCCCGTCCTGACGAGCCAATGCGGGTAGATCCCCACGTCATACCGACGCCATTGTGGAATCAAATTGTTCGACTTCATGAAATGGGCGAGCCCGGCAACGAGCTGCTTAAAGCCATAGAGCTTCATCACCGTTCGCGGGATATAGCGAGCAAGAAAACTCTCATGCCTAACGAGAGAAGCAGCTACTTGCAGTTGATTGAACAGGCGCTGGAGCACTGCGAAAAGTGCATCAACGGTGTACAGAACCGCTCTTGATTCCATAGAAAACTTAGTCATGCAGCCCTCCGCGCCGGTGCCGGCTGCGTGCCCTGGCCGTTGGCCATCAGCCAGAACTCGGCCAGCACGTCGTTGATCAGCACGTGCGCATACGCCGCGCCGATGTGCCGGGTGATGCCTTCGAACAACCGGCGGAACTCGTCCTCATCCATCGAATCGAACGCCAGCGACCGCGCGACCGTGACGGGGATCGTTTCGATCCTCGGCAGTACTTCGCGCAGCAGCTTCGCCGCGCCAGGGCCGAAGGCTGCATCTGAGGCGGCAAGCACTGCGGCGACCACCGGTGTGGCGTCCATATCGATCTGCTCGCAGCAGACGTTCGCCTCGCGCTGCAGCTGCTTGATCGCCTCGTGGCTGTCCAGGTTCTCCCAGCCTTCGACGTTCTCGACCATCAGCTGGCCGATCTTGTGCAGGAGCCGGTGGCGCCACGCGTCGCGCGGTGCCTTGATTTCCAGCCGCACCTCCTGGCCGCGCCGGTAGCCGCGCTGCTTCATCAGCTCGCGGTCGACGGGATGCTCGGCGAGCATGGCCAGCCGCTCCTCGCCGGTGTCCATCACCACCACGCGCTCGATCAGCGCATAGATCGGACGCGATGCGCGCTTGGCGCGGATCTTCTTTGCTGCAGCAGTCATGGTCATGCGTCGACGTCCTTACGTGGCGCGCGCGGAGTGAGGTTGCGGAAGCCGCGCGGGCGCGGTGCGGGCTTGCCGTCGTCGCTTTCGATCGGCGCCGGCTCCCAGTACTCGGGCAGGTTCTGGAACTTGAAGCGCTCCGGCATGTAGAGCACGCGCACCTCGCCTGGCGGGCCACTGCGCTGCAGCGGAACCAGCAGCTCGGCGGTGCCCTTCCAGCGGCTGTCGCGGTGGTACACCTCGTCGCGGTAGATGAAGATCACCGCATCGGCGTCCTGCTCGATCGATCCGGAGTCACGCAGATCCGCAGGCTGCGGGCGCTTGTCGGGGCGGTCCTCCAGCTTGCGATTGAGCTGCGAGAGCAGCAGCACAGGCACGCCCAGCTCGCCGGCCAGCAGCTTCAGGCCGCGGCTAATATCGCCCACGCCGTTGGCGCGGTTGTCGCCCTGGATCTCCATCAGCTGCAGGTAGTCAATGACGATCAGGCCCAGCGGCTTGCGTGCGTGCTGCCGGCGTGCCTGCGAGCTGACGTGCTCGACGCGTGCCCGGCGCGGCCGGCTGACGAAGATGTCCGCCGCGCGCAGCTTGCGCATCGCGCTGGTGACGTTCGTCCAGTCCACGTCGTCCAGGTCGCCGGAGCGGATCCGGTTGCCATCGATGCCACCGACCGACGCCAACATGCGGTCGCCCAGCTCCTCCGCCTGCATCTCGAAGCTGAAGACCGCGACCGCTTTGCGCAGGTGCAGCGCGACGTGCTCGGCGATGTTCTGCGCCAGCGTGGTCTTGCCCATCTTCGGGCGTGCCGCCAGGACGTACAGGCCGCCCGGCTTCAGGCCACCCAGCAGGTCATCCAGGTCGTCGATGCTGGTGGTGATGCCGTGGATACCGCCGCCGTCGCGGGAGCGCTCGCCCAGGCGTTCGAACACGCGATCCATCACCGGAGCTACCGCCTCCAGCTCGCAGGGCTGGCTGTCCATGAGCGAACCGATGCGCGTCTGGGCGGCGCCGATCAGCTCGATGCTGCTCTGCCCCTCCGGGTTGTAGCCTGCGTTGGCGATGTCGGTGCCGACCTGGATCAGCCGGCGAAGCCGCGCCTTGTCCGCCACGATCTCCGCATAGGCGCGGATGTTGGCCGCCGACGGCGTGGTACTGGCCAGCTCGATCAGGTAGGCGCCATCGGCCACCTGCTCCAGCAGCCCCTGCGCTTTGAACCAGTCGCCCATGGTCACCATGTCGAACGGCCGGCGCGGGTTCGCTGTCGCCATCTCGCGGATGGCGCGGAAGATCAGCACATGGTCGCGGCGGTAGAAGTCGCCCTCCTCCACCAGGTCGGCGATGTCGTCCCATGCGCGGTTGACCAGCATCAGGCCGCCAAGCACAGCCTGCTCGGCTTCCACGCTGTGCGGCGGCATGCGCAGTGCCTCCGATGGCCGGTCGTGCCACGTAGACGCACTCTCGGCGCGCTCGGCGTCCAGCTGGTCGAGAAATTGCGACTCGTCGGCGTGGTGGTCGTAGTCGTGGACCGTGCTCATGCTGCGTTCTCCGTCATCGCCCGATCGAACAGCTTCGCGATGACGTTCTCGCGCAGCAGGTACTCGAAGTCGGGCTTCCAGTTTTCGTGGCCGGCACCGCCAGGCTTGCGGCCGGAATGGAACTCGTCGTCAGCGGCGGTCTCGAACAGCGCGGTCCAGAATTCGGGTGTTACACGCTCGTTGCCGTAGAGCTGCCGGCAGATCGCCCGGACGGTCGGCAGGGCCTTCTCGACGGCCTTGAGCCGCGGCTTGTTCAGCACGGTGCATGCGGTCAGCTCGCCGTTGGGCTTGGCCAGCAGGCGGTTGTAGGCGGCCTGTGCTTCCTCGGCGATCTGCTGGATCCGCTCGGCTTTGCGTTTGCTCAGGTCTGCAGGTGGGGGACCGGGCGGGGTCAGCGTCAACGACGCGGACGAATCCGAGCGAAGCGAGGATGTTTCCTCTTCCCTTCCCTGTTCCTTTCCTTTCCCTGTTCCTTTCCTTTCAGGTGGTGAGGGCTCACTGAGTTGTGCGTGAGTCGTAACTGAGGACTCCCACACCACCTGCATCGCCTTGATTTTGCTGGGTGTTGGCCTGTTGACTCGCTGGTGCTCATCGAATTTCACGACGCGGCCATAGCGCTTCCCGTCCTCGCCGACGCCGAGCTCGATGAAGCCAACTTTTGCCAACGATTGGAGGCTGTCGTGAGTACTCACTGAGGACTCACGGAGCGGTAAGCACTCGGCTTTAACCAGTGCCGGGTTGGCGTTGAAGTAGCCCTCGTCATCCGCGTGGTTGAGCAACGCGGCGGCAAGCATGTGCGTGATCTCTGGCAGCGCGCTCAGATCCTCGTGCTTCCAGAATTCGGGCTTGATGGTGCGGATCCTGGCCATCAGACAATCCCGCCCGCCCGCTCCATGCGCTTTACCTGACGGTCGCTGCGGCCCTCGCACTCGCGCTTGAGGTCCAGCCAGTAGGCGCGTGCGAGGCCCTTCTTGCCGGCCCCCTGCGCCTGCCGCAGCAGCTCGGCCAAGCGGCGAATGCGGCGCTCGCGGCGCCAGTCCTCGAGCAGCTGCAGGATCATGCTGCGGCCCTCGTGACCTTGGCCTCTGCGAACGCGGCCTGCGCCATCTGGCCGAAGATCGCCTGCAGCTGGCCGCACAGCGTTGCCAGTGCCTTTGCCTCGTTGAGGGTGAGCACCTGGTCTGCGTACGAATCGGCGATGAGCTTGCAGAGCTTGCCCTTAAGCTCGCCGGCATCCAGCAGCGATTCGACAACGCCGCCGGCCAGCGTCACGTCGGCCCGCTGGACGATGAAGTCGTGCTCGGCGGCCAGCGCGTGCAGGATCCGGAAGTCGCCGCTCAGCCCCATGATCTCGCTGGCTTCGGCCAGGGTCAGGTGGTGCGTGCGGGTGTTCGGGTTGACCTTGCTGCGGAGGACGGCCGCAGACATCTGTTTCTCCTCGCCCTTGTCGTTGATCGAGATCAGGCGTGTAGCCAGGGCAAGGCTGCCGCCGGGATAGTCTTTGACGGTCTTGTGTGCTGCATCGGAGATGTTCATTGGCGGGACACCTGAACGGGGATCGTGAAGGGACCATCCGCCACGCTTTGCGCCATGGACGCACTGCAACGACGGATCAAGTCAGCGAGAAGAAGGGCCCCAAACGTCACGACGATCGTGCGTGTGGGAGGCAACGTGTTTGGGCTGCGGTGGGTCGACGGCCGCATGCACGTGAAGCTGCTACGGAAGGGCTGAGACATGACCAGGGAAGGCGTCGCCCCCCTTGCGGTAGGCTGCGGCTACGACACGCACAGCCCGCAGGAGGGCGACATGGAACTGTTGGATCGTGACTTTCAGAGGGAATTGCTTATGGCACTCGCCACTACTTTTCCTGTTGACGCTTTGGTTCGATCGCTTCCTGGCTACAACCAAGGGAACCGGCTCGTGGTCAATGCCATGTACCTGAGCGAGCACGGCCTCTTGAATTGCCGAATGCACGTAGCCGACGGGATGCCTCACCTGGTGTATGCAGTAATCACGGCTGACGGCATGGATTTCCTCCAGGCAGATGGCGGACTTGGAGCGATCCTGGGAGTGGTAACGGTCAGGCTCCACGAGGAAACCCTTCAGCACTTGCTTGAGTCGAAGGTTCGCGAGTCGGATCTGCCCCCGACACAAAAGACGCGATTGCTCGATCAGCTTCGCAAGCTGCCTGCCGAGACCACAAAACACCTCGCCATGAAGCTGGTGGACGCTGGTCTGAAGCACGCGCCTGATGCACTTCAGCTACTTCAAAATGCTGTGGGCTAGCAGCCATGCGACGCATCACCAACCAGCTGCTTTCCGTAAGGCCGATGCAGAACTCATCGACGTTGATCGCCCGGTGCCGGTCTTCCACGAAGAGGCCGCGCGGTGCTGCAACCAGCGCGTGGATTTTCACGTCAGGCAGCATCGGCCACCTCCCCTGTGGGGTTGGCCGGCGACGGGCCGAAGACGTCCGGGCGAAGGTCATGGCGCGAGACGCCGGTGGCGGTTTCGATTGCCAGCACGCGTTCGACCGGGACCTTCCCTCTGTCGTACCAGCCAGATATCGAGGGCGATTTGATGCCAAGAGCCTTGGCAAGGGCCAGCTGACTGCCGGCGGCTTCGATGGCGCGGTCAAGTGCGGTTATGTCCATGCCGCAATTAGCTCACAGCTAACGGCTAGATGCAAGCCCTCAGCTAACCGTTTTTGGTTAGCCTTCCACTAACATCTCGATATGGATATCGGCGCAATCAGACGACGCAACTTCGCACTCCTCATTGAGGAGTTGGAGCGACTAGGGGTTAGGAAGCGCGCAGACCAAGGGGCGAGGCTGGGCGGATTTCTCTCAGCGTCCTACGTGTCCCAGCTCCTAGGCGGCAAGTACATGGGGGACGAAGTAGCAACCAAAATTAGCGAAGCATTAGGACGCAGCAAGGGTTGGATGGATCAGCCGCACTGGGAGGCGGCTGCTGAGTCTCAGCCGGTCTTAGACGCTGCGACCAAGCCCGGCTATGTTCGCCTTCAACTTTTTGAAGGGGCTGCCGGAATGGGAACTGGCGTCGTGAACCAGGACTTCCCCGAAGTTATGCAGGTTATGGAAGTAGCTGAGTGGGAGGTCCGCCGAAAGATCGGATTTTTACCAGCACCAGGCCGAATTCAGATCATCACTGGTCGCGGTCCATCGATGCGGCCCAAGATCGAGGATGGCGACATTGTTTGGATCGACACCGCCTGCACTTACTTTGACGGGGATGATTACTACCTGATCAACTACAACGATGAGACCCAGATCAAGATGCTGCAAAAGCGCATCGATGGGCTGTATGTCGTGAGCGCTAACCCGGAGTTTAAAGAGTGGAGATGTGATCCAGCAGATCTGATGATTTGCGGCAAGGCTCTGGTGCACGCTGGTTTTAGGCGCTTTTAACTTGCCGCGCTCCATACACGCTGTGACATTGACGGACTAAGAATAGGATAGCTACATATGTGGAAATTAGGAGTAGTCCTCGCAGTGGCAGCGTTCCCAGCGCTGGCTGTTACACCAAGCAATTCCGTCCAACTCGCAAAAGCTCTCGGCGACCAACGACAAACCTGCGAGTCACTGGCATCCGAATTGGCCAAAAACGACCGCTTAGAAGAGTTCCAACGCGGCCTAGACAGCAAATTAGCAATGCAGCAGCTTCAGAACGACGTGTCTCTATATTCGATTCGACACGGTAGAAACCAGTCGAATCAGTACATGCTAGACCTGATGGACCAGAAGCTAAAAAAGGATCGAGAAGACTCATCGAAGGCTGCCGATTTAAGAGTCGAGCGGAGCGCCAAGGTCGCCGATTGCATATCCAGCGGACTTGAGGCTGGGAAAGCTACGTACGGCGATTTCAAAAAGGGCAAGCGACCTAAGAAAGATGCCGATGAAGCGGCTGTCTTGATGACCTCGTGGGTCGTAAACATGGAATCGATATCGCTTCAAACCCCCGAGGGAAGCACCGAGTCCAAGGCTGAGTGGCAGAAGGCAAAAGCGCACGCCGAGCTCGAAGCACTCTAGACCAGTCACATGCAGCAACAGACCCCGCTACGGCGGGGTTTTTCTTGCCCAGCTAAAAATAATTAGCTGGCAGCTATTGCACTTTCATTAGCTGTGCGCTAACGTTTCTCCATCGCAACGAACCACCCGGATCCCGCCGGGGACGTGCGACGGAGAACGTAGATGTACGACCAGCCCCTACTTGTCGGAACCTCAGTGGCGATCACCATCGCCGCGCTGGCGCGACTCGGAACGCGCCTGATCAGGAAGCGCGTTTCGGCGCTCGATGCGGAAGCCTTCATGCGCTGCCCCGTTGGGGACGATTACGCACTGCAGCTCATCCTTGCGGTCAAGCAGCTCCCGGAAGCGCAGGCTGTAGACGCGCTCATCCGCCGTGGTGACTTGGACAGTGTGGGCGCCAGCATCCAGTGGTTCGTTCAGCGCCTCGGGGTGGATGCGGAAAGAAAGTGCGGTGCCTTTTTCGACAACGGCGCCAACGAACTGCTGCCCGTGTTCGACCCTCAGGCGATGGGCTTGGCCCTTCCCATCCCGGCCAGCTATCAGGCTTATGTCTGCGATGGTCACCGCTACACCGCCACGGTTTACGACCTTGATGAGAAGGCGGGTCGGCTTGTCATGGACTGGCTCGAACTGCATGCCGATTCGGAGACTGCGGGCACCTCGCACGTAGTTGATAGCCAAGTTCGAGACAGCGACCGCGCAGCCGATAACGGCAGCCGCGAACGTGACCCATTGTGCCCAGACAGGCATAGCGCTTCCTCCATTGGCGCGAATTCGCTTACAGATCATAGCGGCCAGTCCGCCCAGCGTGGGGAGGCCTGAGCCATGGCCAATCACCACCCGTACCACCCGCAATGCGGCTGCGCGACCTGCAGCCGGCATGAGCTGTCCGACGAGCGCGCCGACGTTCTGGCGCTGGCCCTGCACCGCGATGGCAGCGTTCTGAGCGAGGCGCTGGGCGAGCTGACGACCGAGCAGCTGGCCCTGATCGCCGGCCACCTGGCCCAAGGCAACGACGAAGGCGCTGCCGAGATCCTGCGCGCCACAGTCGCCGACTACCTGTCGCGGCTGATCACCGGTCGCATGGACGATGTGGACTGCTCGCGCATCGAGGCGGTGCAGCACTACCTGACGGTGTACGAAGCCAAGCCGGCGCCGGTCGCAGTGATGCCGTGGCGGGTGGCGGCATGAGCGCCCCTATCAATGTGCTGGCGGTGATGGATTCTGTGATCGCTGGTGAGCGCGAATGGGGCGCACACGAAGCCGCCAATGCACTAACGAATGCCCGAGCCGCCGTGGCCGAGCTGATCGACGCTGCAAAGCACGGGCGCGAATGGATCGTCGAAGTCGGAGATCGCAAGGGCCTGCCTAATGGCGGAACCCTGCATCGACTTGATGCAGCCCTCACCCGCGTCGGCAGTGCCGCATGAGCGCCGTCATCCCCTTCCCCACCGCTGCGCGCGGCGCCGAACTGGTGCGCGACATCGCGCTTGATCGCGGATACGGCGCGATCACCGTGGCGCAGCTGGTGCGCACCTTCAATCCCGACAACGTTCGCCCTTTGCGCGTGCAGGCATCGCAGCACGTGCGCGATCGGGACGAGTCGGCAACCACCTACTTCGACGGCCCGGAGGCTGCGTGATGGACGAGATGGATGAGAAGGAATTCCAGCGCCACATGCTGCGCGAGGACATTCCGTTCGCGATCGGCTGCATGGTTGTGGGCGCCATGCTGACGCTGCTGGCACAGGCGGTGTTCTCGTGACCGGCCGGCGCTACACCAGCTTCGCGTGGCTGTGCGTGCTGGTTGTCGTGCTGGTGGCGTTTGGCTGCCTTTCCTATAGCCGCAACGCCGCTCTGATCGCCCAAGCGCTCCACACGATCGCTTTTTTCCTGGCGCTGCATCTGCCCGAGAGCTGGTGCAACGCCCGTGCGAGCGCGCACCGCGACCAGGCGCAGCCGGCCACCGGTAGCACGCCCGATTTTCCGGAACCGCCGCGCCGCGGCATCCGCTGATCCCCGCCGGTCCGCCGGCACCACCGACGAGGTTTTCCATGTTCCAACTACGAGAGGCCACCGCAAAGGTGGTCAAGTTCAACCCCACTTCGGAGAAGCACGGGCCGGAGATCGTGCCCGGTGGCTCGATCACCCTTGAAGTGGTCGCCAGCAGCGAAGTGCTCAACGACTTCCAGCCCGGTTTGCGTGAAGCACTGTACCGCGCGCCCACGTCCGGCGATCAGGGATCTCTGTTGCAGGCCAAGAATAAGGATGATCTGACGGCCGTGCGCTTCTCCCAGCTGGAGACGTCGTGGTCCGGTGAATACCCAGGGTATGAGGCGCAGATCAGCAATGGCCTTGGCTTGGAAGACCCGATCGTGCTGGTCGACGCAAAGCTCAAGAACATCGGTTTCAAGCTGCTGGATGGTGGCAGCGTAGGCATCAAGTTCACGCTCATTGCCCATCCGGACACCGACGAATCCGGGCTGCTGTGTCACATGCAGCGCCGAGAGGTGCAGGTAACGATCACTCCACCAGCTCGCCAAGCCGCTGACGAAGACCTTAGCGAAGGCAGCGACACGCTCGATGCGCAGGACAGCGCGGCGGCGGCTGCCGAAGCCGCAAGCCTGATCGACGCCGGCAAGAAGGTGGCGGCATGAACGCGCCCGTCCGCATCCCGCTGATTGACGTGGAAAGCCGCCAGATCGCGGCAATCGGCCACGACGCCGCCAGCCAGACGTTAGCCGTGCGCTTCAAGAACTGGAAGGGCGAGATCACCTCGCTCTACCACTACGACAACGTCACCGCCGAGGACTACGCCGCGCTGCAGGCGGCCGAGTCGAAGGGCGGCCACTTCAACAAGGTGATTAAGGCCGATCCGGTGCGCTGGCCCTACCGCAAGGTCGAAGACCGCCCGCTCTCCGACGCGGCCTGATCCCAAACCCTGATCCGTGGCAGGTGTCCACGGACGCGATCGCACCGCGCATTGACTCTCGAAGGTCAGACGTTAAAGGCAGGAAGGGAACCGCACGTACCGCCGATATGTGCGCGAGAAGGAGCGGAAGGCGAAAGCCTATGCAGCCGGGAAAGACCGGCCCCAGCGAAAGCTCATGGGTGAACGAGTGGTGCGGATGCAACGCCGCTGACCGCCGGGAAAGACCGGCCTCTATCCATAGCGGAGCGGCTTGCGATCAACGAGCGTCCATGTCTTGCGTATCGAAGACCAGGCCGCTCCGCTATGGGATGGCGCCCGTTTGGGACGGCCAAACACGCAGCGGAATGGCAACAAAGCGCGCAGGAAACGGCCTGCACCTGCGTTCAGGGCCGGAAGCGGCGACAGGTTCGCCCCGGTGAGAGTCCGGGACATCCCACCCATCGACAACACGCCGGCGCCGCCGGCAGGAGATTGCAGTGAACGCAGTTGCACAGATCAAGCCGAGCGGAGGACAGCTGATTACCGCAGAACAGGCCGAGGCGATTCGCACCGCGCTGAAGACCAGCCTGTATCCGGGCGCCACCGACGAATCGGTCGACATGGTGCTGGCGTACTGCCGCGCCGGTGCGCTGGACCCGATGACAAAGCCAGTGCACATCGTCCCGATGTGGGTGCCGGAGAAGAAGCAAGGCAATCGCCTGATCAGTCCAGCGGGCATGCGTGACGTAATCATGCCCGGCATCGAGCTGTATCGCACCAAGGCCCACCGCACTGGCGAATACGCGGGCCAGGACGAAGCCACGTTTGGACCGACCATCGAAGACACCCTCGGCGGTGTCCGCGTGCGTTACCCCGAGTGGTGCAGCGTCGCGGTGTACCGCTTGGTCGCCGGCAATCCAGTGCGTTACTCGGCGAAGGCCTATTGGCTGGAAAGCTACGCCACTCAGAAGCGCGACAGCGACGCACCGAATGCGATGTGGAAGAAGCGCCCCTTTGGTCAGATCGAGAAGTGCGCCGAGGCGCTAGCGCTGCGCAAGGCGTTTCCGGAAGCCGTCGGCGCGCAGCCTACTGCCGAAGAAATGGAAGGTCGCGTCCTCGAAGGCGAAGCGACGTCGCTCCGCCAAGAGCAGGCACCCAAGCAGATCGCCACCGAGCTGGCCGCCTACCCGGTCGACAAGTTCGCGGAGAACCTGCCTGCGTGGGGTGAGCTGATCAAGGCCGGCAAGAAGACTGCCAGCCAGATCATCAACATGGTGAAAACCAAAGGCTCGCTCACCGAAGAGCAAATGATCGCGATCGAGGCTTTCGACCAGGCCGAAGACGTCGCTGACGAAACCACCGAAACCGGCGCAGACGCCGATGAGGGTCCCATCGATTGGGATGCCCCGGGCCAAGGAGAGAAAGCATGAAGACCGTCGATCTGATCCAGGGCACGCCGGAATGGCATGCCCACCGTGCCACGCACCTCAACGCCAGCGACGCACCGGCGATGCTTGGCTGCAGCCCGTACAAGACGCGCGCGCAGCTGGTGCGCGAAGTCGCCACCGGCATCGGTGAGGAATACGACGATGCCACCCTGCAGCGCTTCGCCGATGGCCACCGCTACGAAGCCCTCGCACGTCCGATCGCAGAACAGATCATCGGCGAGGATCTGTACCCGTGCGTCGGCACCGAGGGCAAGTACTCGGCCAGCTTCGACGGTCTGACGCTGCTCGAGGAAACCGCGTTCGAGCACAAGAGCCTCAACGACGAGCTGCGTCGCGCGATGGTCGACGGCTGCAAAGGCGCCGATCTGCCGCTGGTCTACCAGGTGCAGATGGAACAGCAGGCGATGGTGTCCGGCGCGCTGCGCGTGCTGTTCATGGCGTCGAAGTGGCGCGGCGAGGAGCTTGTCGAGGAGCGCCACTGCTGGTACACGCCGAACGCGGAGTTGCGCGCGCGCATCGTCGCCGGCTGGGAGCAGTTCGAGGCCGATGTTGCCGCATACGAGGCACCACCGGTCGCCGAGGCTGTGACCAAGCCAGTGCGCATTGCGGGCGAGGCCCTGCCGGCTATTTTCGTGCAGGTCCAAGGTCAGGTGACAGTGACCGAAAACTTCAAGGCTTTCGAGGCGCGCGCACTCGACTTTCTTGATAACGAGCTAATTCGTAGCCCCCAGACGGATGAGGACTTCGGCGCGCTTGACGAACAGATCAAGGAAATGAAGCGCGCCGAGGCAGCGCTCGACGCCGCTGGCACCCAAATATTTGCCCAGATCGAGTCCGTGGACTCGGCGATGCGCCGCCGCGATCAGCTGGCAAAGCTGATTCGCGAGAACCGTCTGCTTGCCGAGAAGCTGCTCTCTTCAGAGAAGGAGCGCCGGCGCGGTGAGATCGTCGCCAACGGCGTGCAGTCGGTGCGGGATCACTACGCGTCGATCAACGCGGGTCTCGATGCGCATGCGCTGGCGGTACCGGCTTCGCTGCAGTCCGATATCGGCGCGGTGATCAAGGGCAAGAAGTCGATCAGCAGCATGCAGGATGCCATCGGCACCGCTGCAGCAAACGCGAAGATCGCCGCCAGCCAGCAGGCCGAGCGTGTGCGCGCGAACGTGCGCGTTCTGGAAATGGAAATGGGCACGTTCGCCGGCCTGTTCCATGACCGCGTGCAGCTGTGCGCCACGAAGTCGCCGGAGGATCTGCGCAACCTGATCACCATGCGCATCACGGAGCAGAAGCGTGTCGACGTGGAGCGGCTGGAAGCGCAGCGCGAGAAGATCCGTCAGGAGGAGGCGGACAAGCTGGCGCGCGAGCAGCAGGAGCACGCGGCTGCACAGCGCCGCGCCCATGACCAAGCCGAGGAAGCACGGGTCGCTGCTGCTGCGCCGGCGCCCGCCGCTGTTGCTGCGCCCGCCCCGGTGGCCGCGTCGGCACCGGTGGCGGCGTCTTCCGCTGTCCTCTCCCCTGCCCTCGCTCAAGCGGTCAAGTCACTGGCCGCGCAGGCACCGGCCCAGGTCGTGCGCATCAAGCTCGGCGACATCAACGCGAAGATCGCACCGCTGACGATCACCGCCGACGGCCTGGCGCAGCTGGGCTTCCTGCCGGTGACGATTGAGCGCGCCTCGAAGCTGTACGACGCGGCAGAACTGCCGGCCATGTTTACCGCCATGCAGCAGGTGTTCGCCCGCGCGGCCACCGCCAGCTACCAGCAGGCCGCCTGATGTTGCGCCCCTGCACGAGCTGCACTCGCCGCCTGGATGAAGCCGAGTTCCCAGTGCAGAACGGGCGCGTGCTGAACGTCTGCGTGCTCTGCCGGAACGACATCAAGCGGGCGCAGACCAGGCTCGCACCGATCCGCCGTGATCCCGAACAGATCCGGCTCAACAACGTCGCTGCGCTGTGGCATGGCCCGGTGCAGCGCACTCACCTGCTGAGGAATGCGGCATGAGGACTTGGCAAACCATCGACAGTGCGCCCGACGGCGAAGTGGTCCACACCAAGATCGATGATCAGTACGGCGTTCGTAACGAGCAGATGCTGAAGCGGAGCGGAAAACTCTGGTGGTTCCCGGATGGCGGCATGTACGTCTACTACACGCCCACGCACTGGAAGCCGCGCATAGCGGCATCGGCAGCAGCCAAATGAGCAAGCACCTCACCCGCCGCGCGCCGAAGCGCAAACGCGGCTTGTGCTGGGGCCGCACGCCGGACGACAGCACCAGCGTCGTGACCTGGCAGCTGTTCCGCCGCGACCACCGCGGTGCGATCCACATGTCCACCTTGCAATTCACCTACGCCGAACCGCGCGCCTACATCGCACAGCGCCTGCGCAATGCGCGCCGGAAGCTGCGCGACCGCGTGGACGAGATCGACCTGGCCGCTATGGGAGTTACCGCGTGACTCTACTTTTCCCTCCGCGCAAGCCTACGGACTTTCGCGCCCAAGCTCTGCGCATGCAGGGCCAACATTCTAAATCGTGTGTGTCGATCCTCGTGGAAAGGCTTCCTAAGCTCTTCCGAGGCCAGGACTACGAGAGTGTGCAGTGCGCGAACCTGTCCAAGAAGATCCTCAACCATTTTTTTATTCGCAATCTGATCTTCTTTGATCGAACGATCTTGAAGCTCATGGAGCGCTTCCACATAGAGCCAGCCGTGTTTGCTGAGCTCGCGTGCGGAGTACACCGCATGAGCCAGCGGTTTTGCAGCACTTCCGAGCTCATGCAGTCTAGCGTTGCTTACTACCAAAGCAGCCGGAACAACGAGCGGCTGCCTTGCTTGCTCACTCTCATTCAGAACTTCTGCAGCGGCGAAGTACCTCTTCTTATCCAAGCTTTTGGACAACAGGTACAAGTCAGACTGCCAAGTGCGCATGGGCTGAATGAGCTCAAGCCTCAGCCACATGGCTCGCGCTTTCTGGTCCTGCTTTCTTCGCCTCGCTTCCGCGATAGAGATGCCGATTGCAACGCAGACGGCGAGCAGCGTTCCAACGGCGGACCAAGCATCCCAATTGACTACGCATTTCTTGCTCAGCCACCAGCACTGGCTAACGCCATCCCGCATACCCATCCGTCGGTCCCCCTAAGTCAGGAGGCGATTCTGCCATGACCAATCTGCACCCGAACGACAAGCTCGCCGCGCTGGACTGGGCGCTGAGCCGCGCGCGCGAAGCGGCCGCCAGCGATGAGCTGATCCGGCTCACCCACCTACCGGCCCTGCAGCAGCTGCGCGATCAAGCACAGCGTGAGGCTCGCGGTGGCTGATCCCTACCGCGAGTTTCTTGAGCGCAAGGTGCGCGTCGCGCCGACGCTTGGCTTCCAGGTGGCCGCCGGCGACGTCAATCCGATTCTGACCAGGCATCAGCCCGACGCCGTTCGCTGGGCATGCTCAGGCGGCCGCCGCGCTCTATTCGAGGCCTTCGGCCTTGGCAAGTCGGTCCAGCAGATCGAGATCCTGCGGCTGGCGCGCGCGCATGCCGGTGGCGCCGTGGGCCTCGTGCTACCACTGGGCGTGCGGCAAGAGTTCGCCGCCGATGCAAAGCTATTGCGCACCGGCGATCACGAGCGATTGACCGACGCGCAGCGGCGCCAGCTGGCCGAATGGATCGAGCAGGATCCTCGTCGCGCGCCGGACGTGCGGTTCGTTCGCACCACATCGGACATCGATCCGACGTTCGACGGCATCCACCTAACGAACTACGAATCGGTGCGCGACGGCAAGATCGACCCCGCCGCTTTCACCGCGACAAGCCTGGATGAGGCATCGGTGCTGCGCAGCTTCGGTTCGAAGACGTATCAGGAGTTTCTCCCGCTTTTCCAGTCTGTCCGGTACCGGTTTGTCGCCACGGCAACGCCAAGCCCGAACCGCTACAAGGAACTGATTCACTACGCCGGCTACCTCGGAATCATGGATACCGGCCAGGCCCTTACACGCTGGTTCAAACGCGACAGCAGCAAGGCCGGCAACCTGCAGCTCTACCCGCACAAGGAACGGGAATTTTGGTTGTGGGTGGCCAGTTGGGCGCTGTTCCTGCAGAAGCCCTCCGACCTGGGCTATAGCGACGAAGGCTACGACCTGCCACCGCTGAAAGTGCACTACGTTGAGGTGCCGGTCGATCACTCAACCGCCGGCGCGGAACGCGATGGGCAGCACAAGCTGTTCCGAGACGCAGCGCTGGGCATCGTGGATGCGGCGCGCGAGAAGCGCGACACGATCACCGCCCGCGTCGCTGCCGTGCGCGGGATTGTGGACCAGCATCCCGACGGCCATTGGCTGATCTGGCACGACCTCGAGGCAGAGCGGCACGCCCTGCAGGCAGCTATCCCCGATGCGGTGAGCATCTATGGCGACATGGATCTCGACCTGCGCGAGCAGGCGGTGATCGACTTCAGCCAAGGGCGCATCAAGAAACTGTCCGCCAAGCCGGTGATCGCCGGTAGCGGCTGCAATTTCCAACGCTTCTGCCACCGAGCCGTCTTTGCCGGCATCGGCCACAAGTTCAACGACTTCATTCAGTCCATTTACCGCATCCAGCGGTTCCTGCAGCAGTACGCCGTCGAGATCTGGATCGTCTATGCCGAATCCGAGCGCGAGACGCTGGCCAGCCTGCAGGAGAAGTGGACCCGAGACACGGAGATGCGCGTACGCATGAGCGAGATCATCAAGGAATACGGCCTCAGCGAGGCCGCAATGGCCCAAGTACTTCAGCGCTCGATCGGCGTGGAGCGCATCGAGGCCAGCGGTACGGGTTGGACGGTCGCGAACAACGACTGCGTGGTGGAGACGCGCGGCATGGCCGACGACAGCGTCGACCTGATCGTGACCTCCATTCCGTTCGCCAACCACTACGAATACAGCCCGAGCTACAACGACTTCGGGCACACCGACGACAACGCGCACTTCTGGGCGCAGATGGATCACCTCAGCACGCAGCTGCTGCGGATCCTCAAGCCTGGCCGCATCGCCGCCATCCACGTGAAAGACCGGATCCAGTTCGGCGCGGTGACCGGCGCCGGCGTGCCGACCGTCAGCCCGTTCCACGCCGAGGCGATCTTCCACTACCGCTCGCACGGCTTCGACTACATGGGCCTGATCACTGTCGTGACCGACGTGGTCCGCGAGAACAACCAAACCTATCGCCTGGGCTGGTCGGAACAGTGCAAGGACGGCACGAAGATGGGCGTCGGGTCGCCCGAATACATCGTGCTGCTGCACAAGCCGCAGACCGATCGAAGCCGCGGCTATGCCGACGAACCCGTGCGCAAGCAGAAGACGGATTACACGCGGGCGCGCTGGCAGGTCGATGCGCATGCGTTCTGGCGATCGAGCGGCCGCCGGCAGCTGACGGCTGACGAGCTGGCGCAGCTGGGCCCGGACAAGCTGGCCAAGCTGTTCACCGAATACTCGCTGCGCGAGGTCTACGACTACGAGACCCACGTACGCATCGGTGAGGAGCTGGAGGCTCGCGGCGCGCTGCCGTCGACCTTCATGTCGCTGGCGCCTGGCAGCCATGACCCGGACGTGTGGCACGACGTCAACCGCATGCTCACGCTCAACGGCGAGCAGACACGGCGCGGCCTGGAGAACCACATCTGCCCGCTGCAGTTCGACATCGTCGACCGTCTGATCCAGCGCTTCAGCAACGCCGGCGAGCTCGTGTTCGATCCGTTCGGCGGCCTGTTCACCGTGCCGTATCGGGCACTGAAGCTGGGCCGCCAGGGGCGCGCCGCCGAGCTGTCCACGGCCTATTTCATGGACGGGGTGAAGTACCTGCAGGCCGCCGAGCGCGAGATGTCCATGCCGGATCTGTTCGCGACGATGGAACCGCAGCCGCAGGACCGGGCCGCATGAAGTCCCAGCTCTTCCCGCGCGAGCCCCGCCGGATGAAACAGCCGGCGAAGGATCTGCTCCGGCAGCAGCTGGCCATGGCCGCCGACAACATCGAGCGGGTCACCGCCGAGAACCAGGCTCTGCGCGCCATCTGCGCAGAAGCCATCAACACATGCCAGGGCCAGGCCGAGCAGCTTCGCGCCGCGCTGGCGAAACAGGAGAAAGCAGCATGAACGAACAATCCGACAATTCCGGACAGTTGCCGCAGGCCGAGGCGGGAAGCGGTGGGGATTCGCTGGACGCGCGAGCAGTCTATGCACTTGCCACGTCCTGGAGGCGGCAAGCCTCTTCGCAGAAATCTGGTCGAAGCACTCTGATCCGCTGCGCGGAAGAATTGGAAGCCGCCCTCGCCGCCCGCCAGCCGGCCGGACAAGCCCGGGTTGAGGAGCTGCGTGATGCCCTGGGTAAGGTTCGCTTGCGTTGCATGTTCATCGGGTGGCCGGCCGAATCGATGTGGGAAGCCACCCCCGGGAACTGGATCCCTGATTGGCGTTACGAACTGCAGCTGATGGAACACGTACTGCACGGCAGCGAGATTCGCACACCGGAGAAGCCGACCGACACAGTGCCGCGCAACCAGCTCCCACGGTTGGTGGCGAATGAGCCTGTGGCGAAGGTACGCCAGGACGGCGGCAACGGACCGGTGGTTTGGTACTACCCGCACACGTTCTACGGAACAAAGATCCCGGACGGTGCCGACCTGTTTCTTGGCCCGCCCGCGCCTGCTGCTGTGCCGGCGGAGACGTTCCAGGCTGGCGTATCGAAGTGGATGGGCGAATGCTTCCTGCCGTCGCTCTACAGCAACATGACCGAACGCGGTGATCGCCTGCTGGAAGAGGTGCTGGAGCTGTTGCAGTCGCATGGCTACGACCGGACGCGCGTGGCGACGCTGGTGGATTACGTGTACGGCCGCCCCGTCGGTGAGCCGGCGCAGGAAGTCGGCGGCGTCATGGTCACCCTGGCGGGCTACTGCTGGGTGGCCGGCCTGGACATGCATGCCGAGGGTGCACGCGAGCTGGAGAGGATCACGCAGCCGGAAGTGATGGCGAAGATCCGCCGCAAGCAGGAGGCGAAGAACGCGCTGAACTTCGATACGCCGCTGCCTGGACAAGCCACCGCCCCCCAGCCGGCAGCTGCGACTGGCGTGCCGGAGCTGTTTGTGCAATGGCTGGAGCGCGAGATGCCGCCCGGCACGATCATCGGCAAGCCGGCCTGGTGGGCGCCAAAGTTGGCGCGAGCACTGCGCAGTGCCGAGCGCGGCGTGCTGGGAGGCTGCAATGGCTGAGCGCCCCGACCAACGCTATCCGCTGACCTGGCCGGCAGGCTGGCCGCGCACGCCCGGCCACCTCCGCGCGCACAGTCCGTTCAAGGCGCAGACCACCGACCGCGCATTCCGCGACCTGGTGGACGAGCTTGGCCGGCTCGGCGCGCGCAACATCATCGTCAGCAGCAACCTCAAGCTGCGCCAGGACGGCATGCCGTACAGCCAGCAGCCTCGCAACGACGACGAGGGGATCGCCGTCTACTTCACCCGCAAGGGTGTGGAGATGGTCCTGGCTTGCGACAAGTTCGCCAAGCGCGAGGCTAACCTGCGCGCCATCACCCTGACGATCGGCGCGATTCGCGGCATTGAGCGCTGGGGCAGTTCCGACATGATGGAGCGAGCATTCACCGGCTTCGCAGCCCTGCCCGCGCCGGTGGCCCTGTCCTGGCGCGATGTCCTGGACCCGGCCGACCCGGAGGGCAGCTACCGCCGGCTGCGTTCGCAGCACCATCCCGACAATCGCGGCAACGCCGATACCTTCCAGCGGGTGCAGTCTGCCTGGCAGGCATACCAACAGGAGACCAAACGATGAGCAACACCCCGACCGCCACCCAGCGGCTGCTCCGGCTGCGCGATGTGCTTGAGCGCGTCGGCATGTCGAAGTCCACCCTCTATAGCCGCATCCGGGATAAGACCTTCCCGCAGCCCCTCCACCTGGGCACATCGTCGGTATGGGTGGAGTCCGAGGTCGCCGACTGGATCAACCAGCAAATCGCCCAGCGGGACAAGGCCGCTTGAGTTGGGGGTATCTGTGGGGGCATCTGGCCGTGATCGGATAGGCCGACGCCTTTCCTTTCAATACGTTACGGCGAATCGGCGGTAGAGCCCACCTCCACCATCTGATCGTGGAAAAGAGCAGTAAGTGCTTGATTTCGCGAAGGTTAGGCCCGGGGTTTGATGTTCAGTTTGAGCCTGCGTTAGGTATCAAACGAGGTATCAAACCCCGTGCCGAAGCCTTATTTTTTGCGCCGCCCTGCTGGGCTCTATGTGCGCTTCTTCGTCCCGACTGACCTGCAAGCCCTCATTGGCTCGCGCTACCTTGTCCGTCCCGTTCGCTTGTCCCTGGGTGATGCTGCCCGACTGGCCGTAGCTCGAACTGCTGTGGCACTCTCGGAAGCATTCGATCAGATGCGGCAAGGAGCGGGCATGCAGGACGATTTGCTGAGCCAGGCTCTGGCCGCGTTGCAAGGGAACGAAACCCGCCCCTACACCATCAAAGTCGGTGGCGTGGAGCTCTCTGCCAACGGAGCGGACGATCATGCTCGGCTGCTGGACGCACTGAAACACCTCCCTCTTCAGCAACTGGCTTCTGTGAAGAGCGCCGGACCGCTGCTGTCAGAGCGCGCCACCATCCACATCAGTGAAATGCGGCGCGTGGGGCGAAGCGCGAAAAACGTGCTTGATACCGAGCACAGCCTGGGTCTTTTTGTGGCGCTTGTCGGCGACAAACCGGTCGAGGACTACAAGACCGATGATGTCCGAAAGTTCCTGGATGCCCTCGAACACTACCCGAGCAACGCTACCAAGAAGGCGGTGTTCGCCGGCCTCACCCCTGTCGAAGTCCTGAGCAAGGCGCGGCAAGGTGGTCATGAACTGCTGAGCATGCGCACCAAGGAAAAGCATCGGGATCGTATTGCGTCCTTCTTCAACGCCTTGGCAAACGAAGACCTGATCAGCAAGGCGCCTCACAAAGCCATCCTCAATCGTCCCAAGTCGCTCACCGATGAGCCGAGTCGTGATCCGTTTAGCCAGGCTGAGCTCGAAGCGCTACTTGAGCTGAATGCATTCACGTCCTGGGCGAAAAAGTATCCGCATCGATGGTTTGGCACGCTGTTGGGATTTGCGACCGGTGCTCGGGTCAACGAGGTCGCTCAGCTCTATGTTGACGACATCGGCAAGGTCGGTGACTTCTGGGGCGTGCATTTCCGAGGAGCAAAGCCGGATCAGCGCTTGAAGAACCCCCACTCCTCCCGCTTTGTTCCCCTGCCCACATCCCTAATCGACGCTGGGTTCTTGGTCTATGTGGATGAGGTCAAGCGCGCAGGCTTTGAGCGACTGTTCCCGCACCTGCCCTACAACGCCGAAAACGGCTACGGCGACGCGCTGGGTGATCAGTTCCGGGCCTATGCGATCAAGCAAGGGCTGACCCAACGGCTCAAAAGCTTTCATTGCTTCCGACACACCTTGTCCAACTCGCTGGTCAATGAACATGGCATCTCGCTTCCGATTTCCCAACAAATCACCGGCCACGAGCTGACGCTTCCGCCAGGCTTGAAGCATTACGTTGATCCGCCCTCTGTTCCCGCTCGCTTTTCGGCCATTGAGCAGTTTGGCCCTCCACTTCCCCTGCCCACTTACACGCCGGGGCAATTTGATCGGTCGTTCAAGCAGGTTCGCCACATGGAACGACGACGCGAGCAGGCGGCAAAGAAGAGGACGACTAAGGCGCCAACAACAGGGTGGAAAAATTCGATCAAAGAAAGCTGAAAAAATGCCCCAACGCTGGAGCGCTGAGGCATTTGGTATAGAGAGCTTAGAACGCTGCACAACAACAACATCAGATTTAGAGATTAGCCGACGTTCTGCGGAGGACCTACGTCAACAACCGGCATTTTGCCACCACAGCTACCGTAGCAACCGCCACCGATCAATACACCACCACTACTGCCGCCACCTGATCCGGCACTACCGCCGCCGCCCGAGCTACCACCGGTCGATGTCTGCTGCTGGATCTGCTCTGCCATTTCCTGAGCCTTTTTACCGCAGGGCTTTTCGATGTAGACCATAGCACGACCGGTATACATCAAAATCTTGACGGTATAGGACACATACCCTTTATAAGAGTTGGCCACCCAGTTACTTTCACCCAGCACTCGTGACGCAGAAGTATCAAGCTTCTTCATGAATGCTGCGTTGGCTGGATTTGAATAATCACTAAATTTCGGCAGATCGGCCAAACCAACCTGGATGGGCGGCAGTGGCGGCATCGGCAATTCAGAGCATGCAATCGCAATACCCACTAAGCCACTCAAGGACAAAACAGCAAAACCAACCCTTTTTCCAATCCCCATTTCAACTCACTCCTTGATAAAAACAACAGAAAACTATTGCCCCCCGATGGGACGCTTATCCAAAATCGGCGCGACGCCGTGCTTAGAAATATAAATTTGATTTATTGCCTGATTCAGGCGCAAAGCCTCAGATTCGCCAAGCATTTTCTGCTCGGTCGTAAGGGGCTTTGCGATCATGACTTCTCTGGTTATTCCGGCTCGGGCATCGCCCCGCATTTCCGCCACACGCGACACCGCATAAGCCGCCACAGGATCGCCATTGGCACTCCCCCCCTGATAAGACGCAAGCATATTCAGTGCAAAAAGGTTGCCTTCCGCTCCTGCATCCACAAGACGTTGTTGAGCTTTTGGATCGGTTGGCAGCAGCCTCGCGTCAAGCATTGCTTGTGCCGCGATATCACCTGCCTCGGCAGCTTGCTTGAGAAGCGCCGCTGGAGCGAGCATATAAGCTTCTAGCTGCTTCTCGTTTGGATAGCCATGTCGGTCGAGCCACTTTTGCTCGGCTTTGCTTTCGGCAAATCCCGGATCATTCTCGAAACTCATTCCATCGCGTGTTCGAGGAATTTCAGGAAACGGGTGTCTAATGCTCGGTGCCGACGACTGAGTAAAAGACTGGGCAGATGCAGCCAAACTGGAAGAACCCGACATTTTCTCAGTCGAAGATTTATTTTTTTCCGAGCTTACTCCATGCTGAGGGGCTTCATTTTTTCTAGCCTCCTGCATCCAAACAATGCCACCCACAACAACAGCTAAAACAAGGGCACTTAGCCCAACTGCTTTATTACTCATGACGACCTTAAGAGTATTTCCGTTACAACTGCACGACGTGCAGTCCACTTTCCTGCGTAAATTCTGCGGCCGCGTTCGCTTGATGTCAATTAGTGCTTCACGAACCTTGCGAAGAAGGGTTGCGAAGAACGAAGTCAAGCTTGAACTGTCTTTTAGCCTCTACAATCCCATTCATCCGATCGCTCACAAGAGCTTGTACGCTTAATAGCGTTCAGGTCACGAATATTTGATACGCCCAGGGTTCCGTAGACACTCAAGACCCTCGTTGCGCGTAGCGCCGTTCAAACTCTACAGGGGACAAGTCGCCAGTTGAACCGTGGCGGCGGTTGGGGTTGTAGAACATCTCGATGTAGTCGAATACCTCGGCGCGAGCGGCGTCCTTGGTGGGATAGGTCCGCCGCCTGATCCGCTCGCGTTTGAGCAGGCCGAAGAAGCTCTCCACGGGTGCGTTGTCGTGGCAGTTGCCACGCCGACTCATGCTGCACACCAAGCCATGGGACGCCAGGAAACTGCGCCAGTCATCGCTGGTGTAGACAGACCCTTGGTCCGAATGAACCAAGCAACCAGCGTTGGGTTTGCGCCGCCACACCGCAGACAACAAGGCCTGCACGACCAACTCGGTGTCGGCCCGATCGCGCATCGCCCAGCCGACGACCTGCCTGGAAAACAGATCGATCACAACAGCCAAATACATCCAGCCTTCATGCGTGCGGATGAAGGTGAAATCACTCGCCCAGGCCGTGTCCGGCTCCGTCACGTCGAACTGTCGGTCAAGCAGGTTGGCAGCCGCCTTGCACTGCATCCCTCCATGGAAGCGCGGTTTGCGACCATAGCCCACCTGGGCACGCAGTCCCTCGGTGCGCATCAGCCGATGCACCCGATGGCGACTACAACGCTCACCTAGATCGCGCAGATCCGTGGTGATCTTGCGATGCCCATAAACACTGCCGCTGGCCAGCCAGTGGTGCTTGATTAGTCCAAGCAAGCGATCATCTTCCTTGGCGCGCTCACTGTCGGGCGAGCGTAACCAGGCGTAATAACCCGCCCGGTTGACCCGCAACACCCGGCACATCACACACACCCTGAATTCCCCGCAGTGGGCTTGCATGAAGGCGTACTTTGCCTTTACCCCTTGGCAAAGTACGCGGCGGCCTTTTTTAGGATGTCGCGCTCCTCGGTCACTCGACGCAACTCTGCCTTTAGCCGCCGAACCTCGGCGCTCTGGTCCACCTCGGCGCGCTGCACTACGCCAGGCTTGCCGAACGTGCGCAGCCAGGCGTACAGGCTGTGCGTGGTGACACCCAGCCGCTCGGCGACTTCTGCCACCTTGAACCCACGATCAGTCACTTGCCGGACCGCCTCGATCTTGAACTCATCCGTATACCGCTTGCTGCTCATAGACACCTCCGAATCGACCATTTTCCATGGCCATGAGATGTCTAGGAAACCCTGGGCGTATCATAGTCGCTCAAGGTCCACGCGCGAATAATTCAACTTCGCACGTGGACCTCCTATGGCTTCTTTCACTGCTGTCGATCTTTCAAAACTTCAAGCGCCAGACCTCATCGAAGCTCTGGACTTCGAGACGATATTTACCCAGGCGATTGCCCAGTTTCGCCGGCTCATGCCGGAGTTCTCCGCACTCACCGAGTCGGATCCCGTCTACAAGCTCTTGCAGTTGTTCGCGGCCCGCGAGCTGCTGATCCGCCAGCGCGCCAACGACAAGGCACAGCAGACCATGCTGGCCTTCGCCACCGGCACCAACTTCGATCACCTCGGCGCATTGTTTGGTGTCGCGCGCCTGGTGCTTGATCCGGGCCAGCCGGGGAACGGCATTGCACCGACCCATGAGTGGGACGTGGACTTCCGCCGCCGCATCCAGCTGGCTCCGGAGGGGTTCAGCGTCGCCGGCCCCGAGGGCGCGTACATCTATCACGCGCTCAGTGCCGCAGCAGATGTGATGGATGCCAGTGCCACCAGCCCCGCACCCGGGCAAGTGCTGGTCACCATTCAATCGCGCACTAGCGATGGCACCGCGCCGCAGGAACTGCTCGACGAAGTGGCCGCCGTCCTCACCGATGCCGATGTGCGCCCGTTGACCGACGAGGTAGCGGTCCAGAGCGCCGAGATCGTCCTATACGCCATTCGCGGGCGCGTCTACACCTACGCTGGCCCGGACTCGGCGGTGGTCATGCGCGAAGCCCTGCGCAGCCTGCAGGCCTATCTGGCCGAGGCCCACCGCATTGGCCGCGACGTCCCCGAGTCGGCCATCAAGGCCAAGTTGTTCGCCGATGGTGTGCAGCGCATCGAGCTGGACCGGTAA